GAAGGGGGACAAGGGTATCTTTATAGTAAGGGAATCTTATGTGTATGAAGGTATGTCTATGTATGGGTGTATGTGTTTCTTTGGGTGATGGAGGGAGTGTAGGGAGCCAAGGGAAACGGGCGGCGGCGATGGCGTGGGGTCGGCCCCGCTGGTCGTCCGTCCCTGTTTCCCTTTGGCGGTAGTGTAATATTAAAAATCTGATAGTGATATGACAAAAGAGGAGGCGAAAGAAAGGTTCGGTGACAATATAATAAACAAACTATTGTCGCTTGGTGCTGAACCGACAAATGTATGCAGGAATGACGATATTGTGGAATGGTGCAGTGATGGATGCATAAAAGTGGGCGATATTGAAGTATGGGCTTACTATTACTTTTATGAAGGAGAGAATCCTGATTTATGTAATTGGGAGGATCGTATGGAGATAGAGGTAGAGGAATGTTGGATTTAAAATTGACTGATATGAGATTCATGTATTTAACGGAGCTTAGAGGAAAGGATATATGCGTAGGCGACAAAAAGTGCAAGAGGGTAAAAATATATGTAGGCAGGCCGTTGGCGGATACGCCTAAAACCTATAAACAAATAGGTGGATTTGTAGCAAAAGAACTATCCAACGCTTATAACAGCGGTTGTGTTTCCATCTATGAAGCAAAGGATAAAACGCTCAGATATTCGGTTTATCGAGACGGTTGTTTTTATCCTTATTACGGGAAATTAGAGGTGGCAGAATAATACCAAGGGGAACGGGCGGCTGTGGGGAGGCTGGACAGGCCTTGTCGCCAGCGCCGTCCTTTTCCCCTTGGCAACAATAGGAATGAATATGAACGAAATAGAATTACTAAGATTACAAGATGAAGCGCTATCTTACCTTCGTGATAATATTACAAAGGATGAGGCGTATTATGTCCTTACGACTGACAAGGATATGATAGAGATTCTTATAGCTGATAAGAAGGACGGAAGCAAACGTATCAAGATTCTTGATATGGAATATACTATCGAGAAGGATGATATGTTATTGTTATTCGATACAGATGGGATAATAGACGAATGTCTTTTGGCTGCCAGCTACATAGGGGTAAATATGTATTTTCGCAGGCAAGATGTCAACGCTATTTTGAATAACATCAATAGAGAGAAAGTTATGAAATATCCTTACATAGCTATTCAGTTAGATAATATACAGACTATCGAAAAGCGTAGGGTTATTTTTGAGATAACCGGACATAGGATAGATGATAACAAAGAGAAAATAGATTTTATGTTTGTTTATTTTATGGCTAGAATATTATGAGAGCGAGGAGGACTGTGAAGGAAAGAGATATTGTGAAGATATTGGTATTCGGGTATGATAGGATGCTTATAAAATCCATTAAGGATTCCGGATTCAGAAGTATGTCGGATGTAATATCGTACGCCAATAATATGGTCGGGGATAAGCCCATTGATCATATTAGGGTATCAAATGAGGCTCGTGGATGGTGTGGGTCATATACTAATTATGGTAAAAGAATAGATTAGTTCGATAGTAGGATATGATATGAGAAGGATTATAAAAGAGAAAGACGATATCAAGGTATCTATATTTAGTGGGGATAGATTGGCTCGTGTTTTCATTGATTCTGGGTATAGGAATATAGCTATGGTGATAGCCGATTGCAATAGAATAGCTAATGGTTGTTATCATATACATCATATTGAGGTGGTAAATATGGATAGGGAATGGTATGGCACATATACCGCTGATGGAAAGAAAATTAATTAATATAAATAACATCATGAATAATATCATAGAGAACAATGATGGGGTAAAAAGAAAGGTAAGGGTATATGATTTCGGCGAGAAGGTCGCTGATAGATATACTATTGTATGCGTAAGTGACAGGAATAAAGATTCAAGAGGAATCTTATTTTATCCGATGTTCACTTGTAACGAAAACCCGTCGCATCCGCAAGGAATAGGGATGTATGTAGGGGACTATTATCCTCATAAGGGAGGTATGTACAACTTAGGGAGAAGGGTGAAGGATATAATGTCTTTGCCTAAAGAAGTGATTAGATACATAAAATGGGTAACAACAACATGAATGAAATAGTTTACAACAATTACGATTTGGTTGCTTTCGAGCAGAATGGAGAAGTGGTAGTAGCCGTAACATTCTACAGGTATTACAAGAAGAAAGCTAAGGGCGAGGTTAATTATAGATGGAGAACCAGATGCCCGGAGCTGGTGGATAAGATCGTAAAACACCGTACCAAGGTATTTACCGGTCAACTTATCCAGTTAGCGAAAGCGTATGGGGAGAAAAAGGTTATAAAATATCAAAAGGAGGAGGAAGAAGTATGTCAAGATACGATAGAGACGCGATAGAAATATATATACTGGATCATATAGATACAGATAATTATGGGAAGCAGTTTAAATATGATAGGGAATATCTATCTTTTATGCTTAACGTGTTCAAGGATGAGTATAGAGAACATATCAAAAGGGATGGGATTAAGAAAGCTTTTGAGGATTACATAATGAGCGTTCCATCCATATTTAGGATTCATATAGCGGATTGCGACATTAGATATTTATTACGTTCATGGGGCGTGGAGTTCGATGAGGATGATGATGAGATATACATCTTATACAAAAGGATCATAAGAGAGGTCTTTTTTAAGATGTGTGAGGATATGAAAGTTTGTTAATGTTGAACCAAGCCTTGGCGGGGCGGAAGGAATACCATGATCGTACGTGTGCGGATATGGTCCGGGGTCGGTTCCCGGCGCCTTGGCATAATTTAAATATAAATGATATGGGAGATAATATTTTAAGAAAAGCGGCTGATGAGTTAAAGAAGGCCGGTTGCAGGGTTTTCGCATGGCAGGATGATACTTATAATAGAGGTTGGAGTAAGGGTGATTATACGATGTTGTATTACGCCTTCCCTGATTCACCCAACATCGGGTATCTGAGTCATGGGGAATATGGGATGAGCGTAGCGTATAGTAGAGCTTATATACCGAGCTGTGGAAGTGGATCGGGGTGTTGTGTCAAGGAGGAAGCTACGTTTGACCTTGAGGCGGCGTTAGACGTGCTGAACGGGCCATTACCTAGGTGGTGTAGGTCTTATGGGGTTTATCCAAAGCAGTACGATAATATTGATAAATGGTATAATAGCGATAATCATAACAAAAAATTATTTAAGGAGATTTGATATGGAGGTAAAAGATTGGGAAAATCTGGTTTTGAATACAGAAGTAGGATCACATTGTTTTGTTACGCTGATTGATAATAATGACATCAGTAGAGGTTACGCGCAGATCAGACGCGCGGAACATTTCGGGTATAACATCTGCTTCACTCGGTTATATGGGAATAAGTTTTATTTCGAAAAAATAAAAGAAGGTCGTACACAACAATATATCAATAGGAGGAAATGATATGGTGATAGAGTTTGATTTTGAGATATACAAAAACGGAGATTATGATAAGGTATATCTCCGCAACGGGAAAGAGGCAAGAGTATTATGTGATAATGGGAAGGGCGATCGCCCTATAGTCGTGATGGTTGAGAATGATAACGCGGATGATTATATTATTCTACGTTATAACGAAACTGGCAGGAGGAATATCAATAGTCAATCGAGTCTTGATCTTATGTTATCGGTAAAAGAACGGGAGCCAGAGTTGTGGGTTGTTGTTATATCTTACATGGATAATAAAGATAAGAGACAAAAGATGGTCTTGCCTAATTTTTTCTCAAGGAATATATAAATCGAATGTATCATATTATGTTGGTAGGTTAGAAGAAGATGGGTGCTTCGATGAGCTGTGCGAGAAGATAAGGGTAAAAAGAGATCGTATTTATAACATGGAAATAATATCACTATCAGATGACAAGGCGACAGTTTAATCAGTTGATAAATGAGCTAGACGGCAAAAGCCCGTTTATCGTATTACATAGGGATGCCGTTGCGCCTAAATACGTGGGCGTGGAGGTGTCGAAGGATGGGATGGTATACAGATATGCGATAATAGGGATAAACGATGAGTATAAGGCTAAAAAAGCCCTTATTTCGAAAATATTAGGCATAGCTAGTTACCTAAATGGCAATAAGCCCTTAAAAAAGGGTTAATTAGATGTATTTATGGCCTGCGGCATCATATACGATATAATGCCATAAATGACGTTGTATAGAGGATATGTATGATAATATGATAGATAACGCATTCGTGTCTTGATATCATAATATTATGCCATTATATCCTCTTTTTGTATAAAAAGATAACAAATGATACAAACATCTTGAATATGGATGAAATTAAGATAGGAGCTGAAATTGTATTTAATATAACCGGCAACCATAATATAGGATATGCCAAAGGGGAAAAGTATATCGGGACGGTGTTAAGCGAGGATCACCGATCACGTCTTTATGTACGGACAATAGGAATGCCTAGGGCTTGTATTGATGAGCGGGATGTAGAGTGGGTTATTGATCCAGATGGGGATTTTGATATGGATGAGGCGATCCCGAATCCTATGGCAAGGGAGTTGTATAAGTTGATGGGTAGGTACGTTTATACGTTCGGTAGGTCTTATGAAAGTATCAATGGCTATATCGTGTACGAGTGTATGATGATGGACAGGGATTTAAGATATAATGTTATGTATGCGTTGCATGATCATGGATTTGAGATACGGCATATTGATAGTTATTCTTGGTGGATGACCAATGAGAGGTTGATGTCCGAGGTGACATACACGGAGGGTGATATTCATATAATTGTTCATGAGTGCATGGAAGATTATGTGGATAATGTGAAATTCGGGGAGGAGTTTTATAAAAACAAGGGAACGTGATAAGATACTTACTTGTGATGGCGATGATAATATTAACACCGCCAAAAGGAAACGGAGGCATGCCCCTCGCCCCGAAGCCGGCCGTGGTCGAGGCACGGGTATGGGATAAGCTGGCGGACGCCTTGTCTTTCGTGGAGTCAAGGGATGACGATCGTGCGTATAACGCCTCCTCCGGGGCTTTAGGGAGGTGGCAGATGAAAAAGGTGTATGTAGATGAGGTTAATAGGATATTGCGCCTTAAACGGAAGAAAAAGCGGTATAGATATGATGATCGAACAAATCCTTCCAAGGCTAGGGAAATGTTCGAGATATATCAATCTCATCATAATCCTAAAAAGGATATAGATCGGGCTATAAGATTGCATAGGGGACTACATTCCCCTAAATATGTCAAGGAGGTTAAAAACAAATTGAGAGAATAAAAATATAGGAGGATTAACATGGACGAGGATAAAGTGATACGACCGATGGATTTTGTTCGGCTTACAAATATTGACGAATTAAATGTGATTAAGGACACTAAAAACCATATAGGGCTGGTCAAGGAGGTCAGTCGGGACGGGGAAATGAGTATAATATGGATAGGTGAAACTTATAGTAAGTTGGCGTGGTTCAAATCGAGCGAGTTGGAGGTGGTGGATAACCTTGTGAGCATCCTGACATGCGGGCTGGCTAATTTTCGAGGAGACGGAAAAGAGAGCGCGGATAAATTTTATTCGATTGGCTAGAAATAAGGGCAATTAATTAGAGGAGAAAATCATATGGATCGTGAGACATTAGTAAATATCGTTTATAGCGGTAAGGTAAGATTTATACCAGTAAGAAGATGTTCATTATGTGATGAATATATAGGATATAAATTCGTTAAGATGTGCGATGGGAGTATAATTCCAGTATTTTCTAGTGGATGTGGATGCTGTGGGGTTAATAATGGACAATTGTTTGAGAGGACATGGGATGAGGTGCTTGACTTTATCAATGAATCTCAAAACAAGCCTATGGATAAGAGGACAGAAGCGGATGAAATTATATTAAATAAATTGCAAAATGGCTATAAAATCTTATAAAGGATTCGACAAGAATCTTAGATGCAGAGGCTTCCAATACAAAATTGGAGGGATATATGAGATGGATGGAGAAATCAAGGTATGTAGCAGGGGATTTCACGCTTGCGAAAGCCCGTTTGATGTTTTTGATCACTATACTATGATAGACTCTAGGTTTTGCGAAGTAGAGCAAGACGGAAATATATCCAAGGAGGATAGAGGGACAAAGATTTGCTCCTCAAAAATAAAAATAAAAGCAGAGTTAAAATTGGCTGACATGATCAATCTTGGAGTTGAGTGGCTAAAAGAGATCACATCGCCTGAAAAAATAAAAACGAGCATAAAGGATAATTCATCCGGCTACGGTGCCCAGATTGGTTCATCCGGCAACGATGCCCAGATTGGTTCATCTGGCTACGGTGCCAAGATTGGTTCATCCGGCGACGGTGCCAAGATTGGTTCATCCGGCTACGGTGCCCAGATTGGTTCATCCGGCAACGATGCCCAGATTGGTTCATCCGGCAACGATGCCCAGATTGGTTCATCCGGCTACGATGCCAAGATTGGTTCATCCGGCTACGGTGCCAAGATTGGTTCATCCGGCTACGGTGCCAAGATTGACAGCACTGGCGAAGACTGTGTCATCATGTGCGCAGGTATTAACTCTGTAGCAAAAGCCTCAAAAGGATCATGGATAACACTATCCGAATGGTCTTATTCTGAGGGAAAACAAAGATATATCCCCATTTGTGTAAAAACGGAATTTGTTGATGGAGAAAAGATAAAAGCAGATACATATTACAGTCTGAAAGGGGGAGTTTTTGTGGAATGGATCAATGATTAAGAGGAGGTGTTATATATGAAATGGATGGTAATAAAAGGGGTTAGATATCCTAGTTGCGTGATATCAGCATTTGCGGCATATAATATAGATAAACATTTCTTGAAGATCAGGATCAGAAACAAGTGGCATATAGTGTCTTTTGATGATATCAATAAGATGGATAGTCAGATGGTATATTTAATGAACAACTATCCTGATTTCGTTCAGATAGGGAGATGGTGGATATCCAAGAAGGCGGTAATGTCTTGGATTCCCAAGGGGCAGGCCGTGGACGGATCGGGCTGGGTTATATCCTTCACCCTGTCCTTTGGTTTGGATAATGGGACTCAAATTAAGTTTTATAAAGAAGATGAGTACTTAAATGAGATAGATAGGCTAAACGAGTTGTTTAATGTAATATTATGATATGAAAAGCAAGAAAGATTATATAAGCATACTTAACGATCTTGGTAATTCTTTGTCTAGGGAAGAATGGATAATAGGCGGTAAGGATAGATATACTGGTAGGGATAATTATGGGGTTATGTTGAAAAGATATGACCCCATAGCTTTTGAGGTAGGATATAACGAGTGGAAGAAACAACCATAAACAATAATAATATGGAAGAAAAGTTGATTCTTAATAGTATAGAAGATGCTGAAATAATATCAGTAGGGTTAAGTCCAGAGAAAACACCCATCGCTTATAAAAATAGAGTTAGGTGTTTAATGTTGTCGGGATTAAGCCGGGAAGAAGCGGAGGAAGTAGCGTTAGAGCCAATGGATCTTGAGCTATATTATGAGATAGGCGCGGGGCTGATGGCTGTTGATCCGGAGGCGGTAGAGTCAGGGACAATCTGGAGTCCTTATACAAGGGAATTGTATGATGATTCTCAAATATTTAGCCTAGTATGACGATTGTGGTCTATATGATCCTGTTCAAAATCATCGGGCTGATTGTAGTCAAAGCAAATAATATTAAGTAATTTTAAAAAAACGAATTATGACGAATTCTTTATTAATCTATGAGGAAAGTGGGTATCTGTTTAATGATGCGACAAAAAGATTAGAATGGTTTGAGATTGATAAGATCTTAATCAGTTTTACATATGGAGTGGTTAGATATATAGGAACTTGGGGAGGAGGTAGGACTGATAAGAGGTTAGAGGGAGAGCGGTTCTATTCGTCCGAGGAGTGTTTTAAGAAGGGTGATAGTATTCCTAAGAGAAAAATATCAATATATGACGCTTTTAGGTCATTGTATGGATTTTCCCCAATAGACGATTATGTATGGGAATACAAAAACGGGAGAGCTGTCAGGGGAAAATTGGAGAGTTTTGATGTTGTAATAAATCATAAGGGTGAGTTACGTTGTTCAAAAACATATTATGCGAGCGAGGAAGATGTGTATAGGTTTAATGATTTGATTGTGGTTGACAAGAATGGAGACATAAGGATGGCAAAGTCTCCTAAAAGTAAATTGATGCTTACAAATGATCAATTGAGTGTCGTAGAAAGGATGAGAGGAATCATTGATGATATGGTTAAGTTAAAAATGATTATGTACATCGATCAAGGTTATAATCTTTGTTTCCTGCCAGAAGAGAAAATAGAAAGTTTGACAATGGATGAGGTGGATGGATCGGTAGATACTACCGATATAGTGACGTCTATAGAATCTAAGAATGTGGTAGAATTTTATGTGGAAAATCCATTTATAAAGATAAAGGATGAGTAATACTTGAATCGGGATTGTAGTGGTTCGTGAGAATAACTACAATCATATCTCTAAACGTGAACATAGATTGGGAGGTACGTATGTCATTCGATTGACGTTAGGGATCTAATTATATTAAAAGAGGAGGAATTATGAAAGAGATTGTATTAAAAGTGTATAAGTTTGATGAACTATCAAAAGATTCACAAGAAAAGATCATAGAGCGTGAGCGCTGGAATGTAATGGAGCAATGTATGGATGCTTATAGTATAGACTATCAAGAGTCGATGAAAGCCTTTGAGGATATGACAGATACTAGGGTTTATAATTGGGAAGTTGGATACGAGAGATATGATTTTAGTTATGAGTTTAAATACAATGATCCTATTTATGAACATCCTACAGATTATAATCGTGATATATTCCCTAAGAATCTATGCGGTAAATTATTGTTCAGGTATATCAATAACAACATTATGCCACATATCACGAAAGGTAAATATTATTCTATAGGCAAATATATAGATGGGAAATATAATTACAAGTGCAGACGCAGTCGGGTAATATTGGGATACGAAGACAATTGTCCATTAACAGGGATGTGTTATGATTATTATCTTCTTAAACCAATAATTGATTATTACGATACTTGGTGTACTTACCCGGAGAATTTCTCTTTAGAGGATTTAATAGAAAAAATGTTATAATAATTTTTTCAAGGCTTGGCATGAGGAATATGAACATTGGGCTGACGATGAAGATGCGATACGTGAGGAGCTTCATCATAACCAGTATGAGGGTCAGCTTTATTATGAGAATGGGGATGTGTATGTTGGTCTATTAAATGAAATAGTATGAAAACACAAGAAGAATATGCCCGTGAGATTGACGGGATTGTTCGCCGTGATGTAGAGAGTTGCCAGATTGACTGGTTTAAGATTGATAAGGAAATATTCATGCTTCCGGAAAACAAGAATAAGACATTTATTCTCGGAACACGAAAGACAGGATGTGATTTGTTGATACTGGGAGGCCCTAATTGTGATGAAAGTTATTTGGATGGGGTTTTTGGGTGTCTTGGTAATGAGAAATTCTATGTTTGCCAGCCAATATCTCTTTATGAGACAACACGAAATATCCAAGAAAGACCTGCCTTGTACGCTTTTAAAATAGCGACCGAGTATTTCAGGGCGCATGGAATGGTTCCCGTATTTGAAAATTCACATTGTAAATTGATGAGATTATGAATATAGAGGTAATAAGATACAGGCTCCCGGTTTATTGGGTTGGAGCCTTGATAAATGATGATTGGACGGGGTTATCTGACGAGGAAGCGCAAAAAGTTGATGACTTTGTAAAACATGCAGATGGTTGTCCAGTTGGTGTGGATTGGGGAACAGAAGGTTTTTATTCGTATAATGACGCAAACGCTATTGGCGGAACTTGTGTCGATGTTATTTTTAGCAAGTATAATCAATAGTTAACACTCAAAACTTAATAGATATGAACAACTCTATGGTCGCTCATTTGTGGGCAAACGAAAAGGAAGAATCCGCAAGAGGTAGTAATCTTTTCTTTGAAGGTAGAAGTATTTATTCTTATGGTTATCATTTTGAGGTTGGAAGAATCGTAAGAAATAAATGTGGTGAAAAGGCGTATTTGCTTAACGATAAGTATTATTCTTCTTCCACCTGTAAACATCAACATTGTGTTCGTAGTGCAATACCAACTGGCTCAAAGGTATTTTCTGTTGGATATAATATGTCTGATGATGGCAGCATGGCTTTTATCACCAGTCGATTGGAGCTTATCAAAGAGGTTATCGAGAAATACAAGAAGGTTAGAACAAGCATGTCTTATAGGGATGTTTGGGGAGTATTTAGAAGTCTAATGGATTATATTGAGTTCTTTAATATGGGTACTCCCAAGAGCCTTCTTAAAAAGAGTGCAAACACCTGGATCGGAACTAAACATGAGTTATCTTATGAATCGGATAAGATTAAAAGTGAATATGTCCATGAGTTAAAGCGTGTGTTTGAGGTATTGCTAAATCATCAAGCGTTAGAAACTTTAGGAACGACCAATGTGATAGTAGATGAGATTTGTGGTGAAGGAACGTGGGCTGAGTATGTGGCCAGATGTCAGAGATGGGAAGACAGTCAGGCGAAAAAAAAGGCTTTAATTAAAGAAGATCGCAAGAAAAAATTTGAAGAACAGATTGAGATGTGGAAGTCTGGCGAGATTCCAGAATTATATCTACATTATTATTTGGAGGATGACCAGCCTAACGTATGGCTTCGCATTAAGAATGGTATAATTGAGACCAGCGGGAATATCAAGATAAAACGAACCGAAGCTGAAAGACTTTGGGAATTGATAAAATTCTTCCATAATGGCGGTAAATTCCAACACGATATGGTATTGGATACAACCGGTCACAAATGGAAGATCAATAGCTATGAGAACGACCTATTGGTTGCTGGATGTCACAGGATTGCGTATAATGAAATGGAAAGTATTGCAAAACAGTTAGGATGGAATTAAGTGACGCTTGTATCATAGCGGTGCGATCACTATCAGATTTAGCGATGGCGCTTCCAATAGCATGTTTTGGAAACGTTCGAAGGATTAGATTTAGACATCAGCAGAGTCGTATGATTGCCTGAATCTTATTGCTGCGACCACTGCATCAACCACTGGGGGGGGGTGAATTAAGTAGAAAATTTATAATGAAAATCATTGAAAAGTTATGAGTAATTTCAATAAAGAATATATAGAACATTGCGAAAGAAAGATACAAGATATTTTAAACGATGAAAGAGAATATAGTGATTGGACTCAGATCTGTTTCTCTATGAAAGATGCGATTCATGCAGCAATTGAAGTGTGGGGAATATCTAATGAAGATGAAATACATAAAATGGGTTGTTTCATTAGAGAGATGGTTTTCAAGGAGATACTTAATATACGGGAATTTGATATAAATTTTAAAAAAAAGAATCATGACCCGGAATAAGGAATTGATCGTACCTAGAGGTATGGAGGCATCCAAAATGTCATGGATGGCGTTGCCGGTGGAGCCGGCGTGTATAGGTAAGACGTGCGGAGGGAAGCGAGGCGTCCGCCCATGTTCGTTGGATTGACCGAGGATGAATGTAGGGAGCTGCAAGAAGAAAGCGGATCATTCAATGATGAGATGCTTGATTTTATTAACAGCGTATTCGGACATGAGGATATGATAAATAATAGTATAACTTTGGAGAATATAGGGTATCATAAGATAGGCTCTATATTTAAATATAATATTGGTTCGAAAGAAGTAGAACTGGAGGTGGTTGAATCCAGTGATGCTAGTTGTGAAGGATGCGTATTTAATAATAGTAAGAATTATTACTGTAAGGATACCCATTGTATTGATGTAGATAGGAAAGATGATATAGACGTTATATATAAAGAGGTAAAAAGATCATGAGTTTAATAGATAAATTAGAGGATTTGGTGATCAAAGTAGACACCGAATACCAACAGAAGATGGAGGCGGTGATCCGGGAGATAGTTCCGGGGATGCCGGAAGGGAACGTGCGCCATGCCGCCGAGTGTATGTGTACGGACAGGATGGGGAGCATGATGGATATCGATATTTATATATTAAAGGAAGAGGATAGACCTTACGAATGCCATTATCTAAAGGATCTGCTGGAGGATAGGGTAGCTAGAATAGCCAAAATGCATGAGGATGAAAGTTATACATACAATATGGATGATAATTATTGGTGCGCCACATGTGGATCCCATTCTCATAAAAAGGATTCCAAGACAGGGTATTGTTGGTATTGCGATACAGTTAATTGGGTTAAAGAGGATGGGAAGGATGTTGGAATATAAAAACAAGCAATTATATAACAAGGAGGAATAAACATGGGAAGAGGTGTTAATACAGGCGCCTTGTCTCCGGTCGGCGGTATCGGGGAAATACGAATGCGAGCAAACCTGCGAAAAATAGTGGCGTACAAAGATTTCGCGAAACAGATGGTCATGGCACAATACGAATGATAGAGGAGATTGGTGATTAAAACATTAAATAACATTAAACATGAAAAAGAGTAGAAGAATTGTAAAGAAAATGAGCAAGAAGAGCCTTATCAACAAGAAGGCTCTTCGGTATATTATCGCAAACAGTAATTTATGTAAACATGCGATAAGAGAATTGGAATTAGCCGGATATAGCAAAGAAGAGGACGGTCCTAACAAATGGATGCGCGAACAGGTAATAGAAGCTGTCGCGCTGTTCTCTTCTCATGGTAACAGCGGATTCTCGGCACCATTTGAAATCAATCTCGTCAAGAAACTTTGCAGTTTTGATATAATCTCTCCTTTGAGATTTGACGATGGCGAATGGGGAAAAATAGGCTTAGACGGGAGTTGCCAGAATAAAAGAAAATCATCGATATTCAAAGAGCCGGACGGGAGTATCCATGATGTTGATGCATTTTCAAAAGTTCCTGTAAAAAAAGTTTTTATTCGCCACTCGAACGTGGACGGAGAACATCCATAAGATAGGATGGATAGGAGGGTTGTTTGAGACGGACGAAAACGGAATACTCACTGGAAGATATTTTGGTAGATGTAATGTAAAAGACTATCAGAACGGATATATGCCAAAAGGCAAGAAAGAAATACCATGCAGGGAGATAGAGATATCGCCGGACAATTGGATTATGACAGTTGAGATAGAATGAAAAAGTAAATTAACTATTAATAATCATTATTTAATTTAATTCAAAAAAAAAATGTCTACTTTTGTAGACACATAAAAATTACACATATGAAAAAGAGTAAATTTGTAAAGGAGTTAGAGAGGATCATCGATATGGTTAAGGCCGAGGATGATGGTTTCGAGTATGGTGGTAAAGTCATTTTCTATAAAGAAGATGATGATAACTATGAAATCTCGGTAAAGAACATCGAGATGAATCTTATGGTAGAGGCCAATACTATGGCTAGTATGGATGATAGGACTTTTGCCTGTCTTATGAGTGAGGTCTATAAACAAAAGTTTACAAAGGCTATAATGATGTCGGAGGATGAGGATGATGAAGACAATTGATAAGATGACCGATCAGGAGATATATGATCTTACTGATGAGCAGGTAGAGAAATTGATCGTAACAAGATGTGCGGAGGAAGGTGTCAGGTTTATAGATGAGCCTCCAGTCATGAAGACGTATGGATATAAATCTATTTCTCCATCTCATTTCTTCTACTATTTGGAGGGCTTGAATATAGCCGTTCTTGATCAGAATGATGCTATTAAGATAGCTAAGTTATTAAGTGAATTTGATCTATACAGGACTAGATATGATTTCACCATATCCAATGAGGAGCTATGCAGTAGATTGGATATAATCAATATCAGGCATGTTCCGATGTTTGACACGAAAGATAAGGAAGCTTATAAGTCTGTCAAGGATAAGAACAACGAGATCGAGGAGGAGTACAAAGATCAGGTAAACGAATACAAAGAGAATGTAAAAAAGATGGGTGAAATCCGTGCCGAGATATGGTCAAAAGTAATTGATGTAAGGCGCAAGATTGATCACATGAATCATCTTAAAGTTCTTTTCGTAAAGGAATATCTTCCGTTGGTGGATCACGACACGGACAAGGCTATGATATTTTTCAAGAAGGCTTATGATGTGGATGATGATACGGAGAGATATATTCGTGAAGAAATAAAAGATTATCCTTTGTTTAACAATAATATAGATTAAAATGCACAATTGGTTTAAATGTACGGTTTCTTACGAGACCGATGCCGAGAACGGCATGAAGAAGAAGGTAAAGGAAGAGTATTTAGTAGATGCCTTTTCTTATACCGAATGTGAGGCTAGAATCATAGAGGAGATGAAGCCATTCATCTCCGGTGAGTTTAGCGTTGATATCAAACGATTCAGGATAGCGGAATTGTTTGCCATGGATGGAGACCGGTTCTATAAGGTCACGGCTGATTATATTACGATAGACGAGAAATCGAGCAATGAGAAACGCAAGGCGTTTAACTACATCGTTCGGGCCAATGACCTTGATCATGCCAAAAAGAATTTCGAGGAAGGCATGAAAGGAACCATATCAGATTTCGTTGTCACTTGTATCAAGGAAGAGAAGAAACTGATGGACTTCTACGAGTTTGATGGTAAGATCAGGAATCCGGAGAAAAATGAGGATAGTAGGCAGTAAAGCTAGCTACGAAACCACGTCGTCCATAGCCGAGAAGTTGATGGAGATAAGTAAAATGGAGGGTACGATTTATCGTATCCTCACATTGTCTAACAAAACTTATCTAGCTTCTAAATTAGGATATAGCAGATCGGGGTTCTATAAGAAGATACAAAACAGGAGTTTTAATATCCGGGAACTAGCTCAGATATTCGATACGATCATCAACTTCAAGGATCAAGATTGGACTGAGGGTAAGATTAATAGGCTTAAGAGGTATAGGGCTATGAGCCTTATGGAGTTCAACAAAAGTTATAAAAAGAAAAAGGCATGAGAGGTAGGATGTTACCGTGTGAGAGATGCGGAAGGATGGTAACCATAAGGAGTAAGGGGTTGTGTCCCGCATGCAGAGCCAAGGAGCTACCACCAAAGGAAAGGGCGGCGATACGGGTGAAGGCCAAGCCAAAGGGGAAGAGCCTAGCCGTTTTCTTTGGCGCCCATGTGGCTAGATTGAGTATGACAAGGAGATCTGCTACCGGCGCATACATACCATGCCCGGGGGTAAGCAACATATGCCACTTATACCCTAAACGGAAATATAAATCAGTTGCTGAGGATAATGATAACATTATCTACTTGACGGCTGATGAGCATACAAGATTCGATTATCTATTAGATACGATGGATTTCAGCCGGCTCTTGGACGAGTTTGGCAACGTATGGCTGTTGGCAGCCAGAAGGATGAGGGATCTCGCACCTAGAGTCGAGGAGGATGGTAAATTAAAAACCAGATTATTATCATGGATAGAAGAAAACAAAGATTACTTTTAGACCTAGGATATAAGGCTATAAGTGACACAGTATATAGTTATGGGACGATCATAGAAGTCATAAGCGATCAAGAATTGTTTGATGAGATGAAAGTTCGTTTATCCGAGAGACACAATGTGGCTATTGCGGATGATGGAGAGATAGGATGTTCGGCTTTAGGCAAGATTTTAGGCAAGATAAAGGACGAGAATGCGTCGTCATATTATTGGCGATCATCATTACCAGTATTAAGATCATATCATACAGATCCTAAATTTACCGCTTTCTTTGGCATATTAGACGTTTTATCAACGGTCCCGAAGAAAGATATGGTCGAGGAGGAAAAGCCTGTTGAAGAGCCTAAAAACGAGCCTAATGAGGAGATGGAGGTTGAGTATGATCTGGAGACAGAGCAACAGTATTATGCCGCTGAATGGATAAAGGATATCCCGACACCTGTGTTATATAGAATGACTGTCGCCGGCAAACGTGTGTATTATGAGATGGATGTTGATGGGTATCCTATCATATACGATGGAGCCACTAACAATATCGCCAATGGGTATTGTGATACGTCCGGAGCCTTGGAGAAGTGGAAGAATGAGATGAGGCTCAAGGGTAAGGATCCTGATGAGTACGCTAACTACAGGGCTGATCTGGGTACTATCATGCATTATCTATTTGGGTTGTATCTGACCGGGGTTAACATAAAGCTGATCCCGACATGGATCAGGAAGGTGGTCAAGGAAGCCAAGCTAAGAATAGACAAGTATAGGATGGAGCGGATATTAGTGGATAACATTGATGAGCTGATAGAGGATCTGATATCATTCGCTATATTCTGCAAGGAAAGACATGTTAAACCGGTATTGATCGAAAAGATGCTGAGGTCAAGCAGATTGAAGGTGGCTTCTTCGGTGGACGCCGTGGTGGAGATGGATAGCGAGCCGGAGATGGTGGAGATAGAGGTCGAGACAGGAGAGCTTTATAAGGTGGGAGCCAAGAAAGGCCAACCTAAAATGGAGAAAAAGAAAGTAAAAAGATGTAGGAGGATATTCGCTATATTGGACTTCAAATCAAACAGGAAAGGTAATTTCTATGACGAGTACGCTTTCCAGCTTGAGCTATATAGAAGAATGATACTGGAGAACTACGGGAAGATATTGGAGATAGAGGAGATATATAACTTCGCTCCGGGTGATCCTACCGCTAAGACAAGTCAATATAAGTTGAAGAGACAAACCGATAATCCTATACTTAATATGGCTACGGTTGTATATCTTCAAGGTAAGTATAAGTTTGAGAAAACCAATTATACGGTTACGTCAAGGATCGGGTCTTTAGATATAGAGGGTGATTTTGAGTTGAATGGTTTGATAAGAAAAGAGTCGCTGAGAGATTATATATATAGAGTGATGAGTGAGAGGAGAGGATGATGGAATTTAGGGAGTTCAATAAGAGCGTTCATCGGTATGAGCTGGATCATAGCAAGCCAAGAAGGAAGCTGACGTGCCCGCAATGCGGCAAGGATAAGTGTTTTACGCCGTACGTGGACGTAACCACCGGTCAGATCGTTGGAGAGCAGTTTGGGATGTGTGATCATAAAAATAAATGTGGTTACTTTAAATATCCAACAGGGAGCGAACTTGGGAACAATGATCTTTTTACCGATTCAAACAAAGTATTAAGGAGGTACAGACCTCCTATGGATCCGGATATAGCCAACTGCATTCCGGTAAGCAAGATGTTTAAGACGCTTAATCCTTTCGAGACATCCGATCTTCAGGATTATCTATCCAATATCTTCGGATCGTATCATACCAATAGGGCATTTAGCTTGTATAAGGTGGGGATGATGAGATTCGGGGACTGGGGTAAGTGCTGTGTGTTCTGGCAACTGGATAAGAATTGGGTAGTGCGGACCGGGAAGATAATGGACTACGGGCCTGACGGGAAGAGGGTAAAGGTTCCCATGGATCATGTATGTTGGGTGCATATACTGGACGGTCAGGATTACCTGCTTAGGCAATGCCTGTTCGGGGAGTTTCTTATCAACTTCTATCCCAATGACGCTCCGGTGTATATAGTAGAGTCAGAGAAGACGGCTGTTATCTGCAATATTGTGTACCCTAGTAGGTTGTTTATGGCCTGTGGCGGTATCCATATGTTGAAGAGGGAGATGATAGAGACATTGGGTAGGAGGCGGATAGTCCTGTTCCCGGATAAGGGCGACGCTTTCAACGAATGGAGAAAGAAGGTAGACAAGAATATGAGGGGGATGAATATAGAGATAAGTAATTTTCTAGAATCAAAACCCAATATAAATGAGGGAATGGATATAGCGGATTATTTTATTATTAAACAAATTTACAATGGCAAAGGTAGTTAACAATTACAAGAAATTCAAGGTGCTTGAAATAACAAGACAGGAGATGATGGATAAGCTCACCAGATATGGGTGCTTAGGTATTTGCGATATGTGTAACAGACCTACGTCCGTGGGCTATTATGTAGCGGTAATCAATCAATGGATGTGCGAGGACTGTTATAATGATTTCATCAAATCGGTTGACGGGTATGAGGAGGATATGAGAATAGAGAACAGAAATTTTGATAGATTCTGCAATCTATTTAATGTTGAGATAGAAGAAAAGGTATGAAAGAACTGTCTTTAGCCCAGAAAGCTATGTTAAACGGATCCGTATGCCCGTATTGCAAGAACCCATCCACTATGATAAATACGGTGGAGGGGAAGCAAGTTGGGTGCGAGAAGTGTGGGGCTTGGATGAGATCCGATTCTACGGGTAAACCTGTAGGTAGGTTAGCCAAGCCGGATCTCCTTAGGTCTATGGATATGGTAATGACCGAGATCAATGTATTCTTAATAAAAACAGGACAGGATAGACATGATCTTTACAAAGAACTATCCGGTGAGCTTATGATACCGGAGGAGCATATATCCCCTTACAAGATGTCTTTGCCATCATTACTTAAAATCATGAGACATATCAAGGCATATAGTGATAATCGGATACAGATATATGATGGAGGGAGGGGGAATAACTGCCCTAGTCATAAGGTGATAGCGATAGGAGGTAGCGCATGCCACGGATGTCCGGAGCATCTATTCCATGTAGTGGATAAGGTAACTGACTTGGTGGTGTGTGACGCTGACATGAGTTACGGTGATTACAAAAAATAATTATTAATAAAAATTGACAGAACATGAAAGTAATTTTCATTCACAAACAGACAGGGTTTTATGTAGGAGGATCAGTGTTTAACAAGACATGTGGTTTTTACAAATGTAGGGATAAGATGATAGAAAAAGGCATAAGCGAGGATAAGGCTAATATGCTGATTGATATAATAGGTCCACACGTATGTGTGTGGGAGATAAAGGATGGAGACGATCCTTATGAGAGCATGAGAGATAGACTCGGGGATAAAGCCTCGTATCTGGATGGAGAGGATATTATCGTAGAGAATTATGATTATGATGAGGAGGACGAAGAGGATGGGGAAATCGACTGAATATTATAGGACACATCCGGAAGCCAGAAAGAAGAAGGCTGAGACGGACAAGAAGATTAATGCTCGTCCTGAACAGAAAGCCAAGAGACGGGAGTTGGGTCGCAAGAACTACAAGACCGATAAGTTGAAGGGGAAGGCTTATCGGAAAGGGAAGGACCTATGCCATACGGCTAAGGGGTTAAGATATAAATCAAGATCAGCTAACAGAGGATCTAAATCCGATACGGCTGGCGATAGAAACGCAAGAGGATGAGTGAGGATAGGATATGGAGGTCATCCAAGGAGATCATCATGGATGCCTATGAGAGGATAAGAAAGTATCAGTCGGGAGAGCTTCTCCCGGCTCGTACTGGATACGCTTATCTTGACAAGGCGTTACTGGGCGGGTTCTACCCACAACATGCGGTGGCTATAGGCGCTAGGCCCGGAGTTGGCAAATCTTATCTGGCGCAAAAGATCATGAGCAATGTGATGAATGTCAATATCAATCCACAGGCAGATGATTATGTATGGTTAAGATGTGAGTTTGAGATGAACCCAGAAGATTTGATGTTACGTTCACTATCAAAAAAAATGGGGAAAGACATACAAGATATACTCCTTAACGAGATGTCAGAAGATGAGGTAAAAGAAATGCAGAGATGCCTCAAGGAAGAGAACTCTAGCAGAATAACATACATCCCTAAACCATCAACCGTAGATGAGCTTCAAAACTTTCTATGGAATGAGTATATGCCAATAAACAAGGATAAGAAAATGGTATTCGTGTCTATAGATCATACGGCTCTAGTACAAGGTTCAGGAGACGCCAAAAGAAATATCGACTCGTTGATAACCATGTGTAATATCGCTAAAAGAACTTTTCCTAATATTTTCTTTCTTATAATATCCCAACTCAATCGTGATATCGAAGGACGGCGGGATCCAAAGGATCATATGCCAAAGCAATCTGATTTTTATCAATCAGATACATTGGGACAGTTATGTACGGCTATGGTAGCGTTAAATATACCGAAAAGATACGGGTACTCCTCATACATGCAATTTCCGCAAGGATGGTATCCTAATCTGGAACGTTTCAAGAGCGAGTCAAGACGATCCTTCCGTGTGGATGGCTTATTATTCCATCATATCGTAAAGGTCCGTCAACGGTCATTAGAGGAGATTGATGCTATACATGTAGATATCATGAAAGGATATGAGCGATATTATCCTGATGGAGGGGTGGTACGCCAAGAAAGACCGGGAGGCTCGGATGCCCCCGTGGGTAGCGGCAAGCCGGACACGACCGTGGTGACGCTGCCGCCCCCGCCTCCCAGTATCCCGTTGGAGCAACAATATATACCGCCTAGTGATGATTTCAATATAGTACATGACGAAACACCTTATTGACATGAGATTGAGACATAATTACTTGCTTGTAGTGATAAAGGTGCTGGAAATGTTCTTGAAGACCGTATTGTCGGTTGAGGATAAGATGGGGATAAAGGAAATTATATCCTCGTTAAAGGAAATGGCTAAATACAGCATCAGATATATCATAAACCGGGAACGGGAAAAGGAGATCATGAGTATCTGTGATGAGGTATCCAATAAAGTACAGGAGTATAAAAGGATAAATGACAACTCAATGATATTGGAATTGGAGAACCTAAAAAGGGAAGTTGTGGCGGTGGAGGATCTTCTTAGCTCTTACAAGGGCGTTCTTGACGCCGAACTGGTGATAGCCGAGGATGATATCAGAATCATACGGGACAAGATCGCTATAAGCCTGAGGGAGGACGGAACATGTAAGAGCATGACTGATGCTGATAAAAGGGCTAGGGTGGACGTAAGATACGAGAGGGCGTTAGAGGATTATCGAATCCTTCTAAGATGCGCCAATACGGTTAGGGCTAAGATGTCGGTTGTAGGGCATCTTAACCAATCTATAAATCAATCTATATCAGTTGGTAGAGTTGGTATGGCTAATGAATCTTATACGGTAAAACAGTATGAAAAAGGGAAAGAGATTATCGAAAGCAGACGCCCTTAGGGTGTTGAGAAGAGCTTACGATCTAATAAAGAATGATAATTATACATTTATGTGCAGAGCAATAGAAAAGGCAGCGGTTGAATTATCACTTGCTGAAAGATCATGTGTGGCGTGTTATCTTATACCAGAACTGAAGATGTTCAAACCTGTAAACAGAAAAAATGGAGATTTTTGGTTTCATTCATCAAAGAAAAACATAAGGTTGCATATAATAGATACGCTAATAGATATATATAACGGAAATGATCATCCCGATATAGTCGAGAGGGTAGCCAGAAAGATTAGGTCAATATTTTAACTTATTTACATATGTATATAAATTTTGAACAGATGATGACATCAGGATTAACGATGTCTGATGTTGGATATCTTTTGATGATCCGGCAAAAAGAAGAGATGGCTAACACCATTCCAAAGGAGAAAATAGATAGTTATAAAGCATCTGGTTATATTGAGCTTCAGAAGAATGGGAAGTGGAAGATAACGCCAAGGGGAGGATCGCTGCTGATGCTGATAGAGACACCCGGTCTGACACCGGAGGTCGAGGGGATCCGGGACCGTATCGTTGGGGTATATAACGATATGGGGAAGGATACAGGGGCTATTAAGGAGGTAGAGAAAAGGCTCGTATGGTTCGTGGCTAATACCAACTTCAAGGAAGAACCTATAGTAAGAGCCGTAATATCCCACATAGATCTTAAACGTGAGTATACGATGAGATTGGATAACTTGATCTGGAAACCATCAAATGTGTATAGCGTGCATATGAGTTTATCGGAATCAACGTTATTCGATACGATCATAAAAATGTATGGCATGACGTCTGACTTGTATCTTAGGGAGAACAAGAACAAGGAGCTGGCATGGTTGTTCGCCATAAGCCGGCTCCCGGATCCTCCCAAGAAAATGGATAAGGAATACGCTATCACAGGCGATGTTAAGATGGATATCGAAAGGATATCGGATATAAAAAAAGAATTAGGAAGAAGATTAAAAATGTCAATTTAAGTTATGAAAAAGAATGAATTATCAAGAATAATAAAAGAAGCGATATTTGAAAAGATGGGTGAATTTAATGGTCTTAATCACGCCGCTCAGATAATGAACGAGGATTATCTGGATACAGACATGGCTATGGATTCCCTTGATTTTGTAGAAGTTGTAATGGAAGTGGAGAAGAAAACAGGTAAATGTATACCTAACGAAGTGCTTAATGTCAAACCTTATCACAAGTTGACGGTAGGAGAGCTTATAAATATGTTGGATGATTATTTAGAGGATTATGAAAAGAGATGAAATATTGAAGATAGCGAGGAAAGAGATATTCGAGAAAATGCATGAGTTCAATTACATTAATAATATAGGGGTAATTGACGATGTAAGAGAAGAAAGTAATTTGTCATCTGATCTAGCTATGGATCCATTTGATTTATTAGAGGTATTGATGGGGATTGAAGAAAAGATGGATATAAGGATACCGGATGATGTCTTTGGCGATAAACCTATTGATGAGCTAACTGTGGGGATATTTGTGGATATGTTGTATGATTGGGTTAAGAGTAAGTAATGGATTTCGGATATGATGATTGGGAAGAGGGGTTAGAGACCCCTCTTGTCGATGATTGCGATGACGATCATGAGGAGGAAGAATATGATTTCGGTTAAGGAATTAAGACCAGGTAATCTTGTAAAGGACAAGGCTGGCAATATATGGAGGGTAGGGTGCGTTACTGGTATGCGTAATGAAAGTAAGTCATTGATTCTTGAACGTGAGGTTGATGACGGGATAATGAAATGGTATTCCGGGGAAGATGATGTCATGCCTATTGAGATAGATGATAACCTGCTTAATACCATCGGGTTTAAGCGTGATAAAGGACGGGATGTATATCGAGGCTACGGAATATCTATAGAGATTTTTGATGATGGGTATTATCTTGGGCTTAGGGATCTGGAAGACGATCTAAGCGATCCTATACATATCAAGGATCTCCACCGTCTGCAAAACCTGTCAATGGATTTATATGGACATGATATAGATAAAGACTTATGATTATACCGGAGAATAATTTGTTATGCAAGGTCATAAACGGAGAGAAGGTTCTTGCCGCATCCTACTCACAGATAGACACGTTCGTCCAATGTCCATACAAGTGGTATAAAACTTACGTGGAAGGGAATAGATCCACGGAGAAGCATGAGGCCACGTCATATGGTACGGTTATCCATCAGACGATGGAGTATTTTTTCAAGAACGGATGCAGGCCTTCTTATGAGGACATGAGTAAGGCATTTAACTATTACGCCGATATAGAGAAGATACCTTTTGATAGCGTAAAATCTCAGATCGAGTCCATGCAACATGCGGCTAGGTTAATAAGATGGATTGTGGGGTTGTTTGAGAAGGATGCTGCTGGCAACTATAAGAAAATGTGGTCGGATCTTACGCCAATGGAGAAGGTGATCCGGGGGTCGAGACCGGCCGGCGTGGAGGAGGACTTCGTCCTGCCCTATAAGCTACCCAAGCCCCTTACTTTGGATGGCGTGACGTACGATAAGGTACATATCATAGGATCGGTGGACTGGCGTGGAGAGTATAAGACAAAGGATAGGATAGCTATGTATACGATAGACTGGAAGTCCGGGAGGAAATTATTCGATAAGGATAAGTTGCTTCACAACCTCCAGCACCCGATATACGCCTTTTACATACTAAGGAAATACAAGGTACTTCCGGATATGTGTAGCTATTTCTTTACCCGTATGCTGGACAATCAAAATGTGAAGGTAGATAAGGAGAAAGTGGAGAGATCGGTCAAGGAACTTAATGATATCCTTCTTGATATGTATGATTTCGAGACAAAGAAGATTGATAGCTACCAAGCTCACGTTTGGGACGATGCCAAACAAGGGTATAAGTACGAGAAGCGCTACCTCATGGGACGCCAGCCGGCCTGCCTTGAACCCCGCCCCAAGCCCTTGTGTTTTTGGTGCGATTTCTCAATCCACAAACAAAACACATGTAGGTATTCATCGGATTGGGATGAGTCAAAAAGAAAGAATAAAAAAGATTAACTTTATTAAAAAGCCTAGGTAAATATCTAGGCTTTAATTATATTTGTGTCAATAAATAAATGATTATGGATAAAAACGAAAGAGAAAAACAGGTATTGGATCTTCTGATGTCTAGAAAGGATATCAGGAAATTGGTAGAGAAATCAAATGAATGTTATTCTAAGATGGATTTCGTTGGCGCCATGAAATACCGGCAAGAGATAAAGGATATCGTAGATCGAGAATCTAAAATCATGTTGACAAAAAGTGAGTCTTTGATAGGCTTGATGAATAATGCTGATAATGAATATAAATTCAATATGCTGGTATGGCTACATTCCATGATGTGTATGGCGGATGTATTTAACGGGATATTGGAGGATTTCAAGGATGGGGTAAGAAAAGCCAATGGCAACTCCAAGTTCGTTAAGTTTGATAATCTGGATCGGTTAATGGCAGAATGTAAGAAGGAGATTGATTACCTGATGAAAGGCACAAGTAAATCGTTCCAGATATCTTTTGCCGTAAGAAGCGATGAGCTAAGGGAGATGATAGAGAATATGGTTGGCGACAATATCCGGGAAGGGTATGATATGTTTAAGGAAGAGGCTAAGATGACCAAGGAGACAGACAGGAGCAAGATAGAGGAATTTAATAAAAAGCTTGACCATGATCAAATGTAATATAAAGCTAGGCGATATAGTCCATACCCAGATAGGAGTAGGAGAGGTGATAGCCATAAGCAAGACCAAAGAGACTTTGATGGTGAAGATGGATGATGGTCGGGAATGCCCTATAAGACTAGAGTACATAAAAGACGTTTTTGATAACTACAAATCCAAATGATTTACAAATTAAGACCATATCAAGAGGAGTGTGTTAAAAGTATCTCCGATTACATAAATTCTGATAGACATGATCCGGTATTGATCGTAGGTCCTGTAGGTTGCGGTAAGTCACTGCTGATAGCAGAGGCGGCTAGATTGATGGGAGATAAGACGCTGATTTTACAACCATCAAAAGAATTGCTGCAACAGAACCACAACAAGATAACGTCGTATGGCATACCGGCTACCATCTACTCCGCTTCCTGTGGAAAGAAAGAGCTGTCTAACATGATATACGCCACGTTAGGGTCTATCAAGAAGATTGTTGGTCAGCTTAAGGAGATGGGGATCAGGAACGTGTTGATAGATGAGGCTCATGCCGGGTATAGCCCGGAGGACGGCAGTGAGTTCATGACATTCATGAATGAACTGAAACCGAAAAAGGTGATAGGGTTTACCGCTACACCATGCAGGCTTAAAACGATGTCGATAGGGCAGGTGTCATATTCCCAGCTTAATTTCATCACTCGTATGAGACCGGTATATTTCAAGAACCTAATCCATGTCATACAGGTGGAGGAGATGATAAGGCAAGGATTTTGGACACCTCTTAAATATGAGACATGGGATTTCAATGGAGATGCCCTTAAACTTAATTCTAACGGCTCCGAATATACGGCCGAGTCTATTAGTGAGGCGGTGAGAAAAAACGGCTTAAACAACCTTATTTTACGTCGGTTGAGGGTATTAAAAGACGTATGCAGATCTATACTGGTGTTTATGGATTCTGTTGAGAGCTGCAATACCGCCGCCGAATGGATGAACGCAAAGATATGCGCTGGCATGGCGGAAGTGGTTCACGGAGGCACGCCAAAGAAACAGCGGGAGGCTATAGTCGAGGGGTTCAAGTCAGGTAAGACGAAGGTAGTGTTCAACTATTCCGCCCTCGGTACGGGATTCGATCATCCGGGTCTGGATTGCGTGATAGTAGGAAGGCCGACATTCTCGTTCTCGTCGTTTTATCAGTGGCTTGGAAGGGCAGTCCGTATAAAAGACGGAAAGGATAGTGCTTTGGTCGTTGATTGTTGTAACAACTCGTCAAGGTTCGGTGATATAAGGAAACTTAGTATAGAGAACTACAAGGGGTATGGATGGGGAATGTTTATCGGCGATAAGCTAATAACTAATATCCCGATGGGGGATAAGGTAACGAAAACAGATCTGGATATCAAAGCCGCCAAGAAAGATCGTAGGAGGGGGCTGGCGCAGGGCGTAACCGCCGCCCCTGTTCCCGGAAGGCCGGATCATCCCCTTGGATCTACGGTGATGACATTCGGCAAGTATTGTGGATGGATGTTTCATTCGATTCCAGTATCGTATTTCAAATTCATAAACGAGACATTTGACTGGGATAATGACAGGAACAAGGATATAAAAGAATACATAGATTTTTTAATCAAAAACAACAGATTATGACAGGATGTATATATCATGAGGCTGATCTTGACGGAGTAATGTCAGCGGCTATAGTAAAAAAGTATTTCAAAGGGGACATTGATCTTCTTCCTTACAATTACGGCAAGGAAATACCTGACGTGAATAAATATGATAAGGTGTTTGTAGTTGACGTGTCATTTGGCGATAGAACGAGATTCTTATTCGACGAATGGGAAGACAAGGGGATAGATGTCACATGGATAGACCACCATAAGACGGCGATAGAAGCTGTGAAGGACTATAATGTCAAAGGCAAAAGACGTATCGGAACGGCGGCTTGTGAGCTTACGTGGGAATATCTTTTCGATGATATCGAAACCCCTGACGTGGTAAAATTATTGAGCGCTTATGATGTATGGGATCATGATCGCTTCGAATGGAGTGACGTTCTTTCATTCCAATATGGGATGAGAGGGTATTGCGGGCTTGACGTTGACATGGTCAGGGAGGTGCTAAACAAGGCGAATGGCGAGTTTGTTTCTGATATGATAAGAAATGGCGAGGCCATAATAGAATATATCATCGAGAAAAACAGAGGAGAAATGAAGATGTTCTCATTCGAGGCAGATATATTTGGATACAAGGCGATATGTATGAATACTACGGAGCTTAACTCCACCACATTCGAGTCTATGTACAATCCTAGAAAACATGATTTGATGATGCCATTTTGCTGGAACGGCAGATTCTTCAGATGCTCGTTCTATACCACCAAGAAGGAGGTGGATGTCTCGGCGCTGGCACGCAAGGCCAACCCATGTGGAGGAGGCCATAAGGCGGCTGCCGGATTCCAGCTTAGCGTGGAGGATATGATGGAGTTCTTAAAAAGTAAGGAGATGTGATATGATATGGATATTGTTTATTGTGGCGATAATCATATTATCCATAATTGTAATGATGAAGGGTTGGGATAAACTACATTGCAGCATGTTCTACGAGGGACTAATTATGGCAGTTGTAGGGGTAATGTCAATGGGGGCATCGATGTTTTATATGGATAAAGAAAATATGGAGGATATGAAAAACGTATATAAGTTCAAAAAACTTAGCAAAATGAAGCTAGACGATTACGGCTTCGGTTTGTTCGAGTACAATGGTGCTCTTTATTTCAAGGAGGCAGATGAAGGAAAATGCTTTGATGTAAGGAGCGGGGATGAGGTTATTATCGGGAAAGATAAGATTATAATGACTTTGGAGGATTAATATGAGGAAACTTGACGACACCAACAGGACAAGAAAGAAAAACGTACGACACTCGTGGGTAAAGGCGGGACCGGGGATCCAACGCTGCGCTATTTGCGGAATTACGAAGCAAAGCGAGTGGAGGGACGGGAAGACATCGCATTGCGTATATCTATCATCTGGTGAGCTTTATTCCATAACAGGTGAGACACCGGAATGTAGGGATCTTAGCGAATTTTATTAATCTAAAACATGAAAATATGACATGGTATGATACTTACGAGGAAATAAAGACCAAATATCCGGATACTGTTTTTGAGGAATATTGGTTAACGAAAGATGATGCTGATAAACTAAGGAATCATGAATCAGTTAAAAAGGGATGGGTTACAATTGAAAATAATCCTGATACAAGCGGTTTTATTATATCTAGTGACAAATGTGTTATCAATGGCTTTAAAGCAGAAAAGAATGATGGGGATGAGCGAAGCATATTGCTGCATATTGGAATACTGTCTCCTTTTAATGATGATCCAGTAATAATAATAAAACAAAAAGAAATTTAAAATGAAAGAGGAATTTGGTAAATACGAAAAGGTTGTTTATGACGGTGAGGTATTTGAGGTACTTGAAACCGCCGATCGTACAGGAATGATGAAATTAGGCCCATTATTTAAAGCATCATATGAATATGCTTGGGCTGACGAGGAAATGGTTGTATCATTAAACAGGGCTATTAAATTAAGGATTATTGATGAGGAAACGGTCGATAAGCTTACGGATTATAGCTCTATCGGCGAGGGTCTATGTAATACCAATGAGTGGGAAGCGACAGACGCACCGTTCGTCGGGAAGGACGGCAGCGGGAAGAACGACCGGGCCGACGGCAAACTCCGGTGGGACCTCCTTCCTTTGGCTGAGATAGAAGACATCGTGAGGGTATATACAGAAGGTGCCAAGAAGTATGCTGATAACTCATGGCAAGATATACCTGATGGGTTCAATCGTTATCTAGGTGCACTCATGAGACACTTGGTCGCTTATACGAAAGGGGAGAGATATGATAAGGAGGGATTCATGCATCTATCCGCCGTATGCTGGAACGCCATAGCGTTATTATATTACGATAAACATAACAAAGGGCTTATAGAATGGAAGAGTCAGGAGAAAGAGTAGTAGATGAGAGATTAAGAGCTATCAATAAAAAAACCGGTAAATACGTTGATTTAATCAAGCGCACTATTTATGATGATACTCCATTTCCGATAGTTAAGTATCTCAATTATAGTTATGATGAATTGAATTATGATTATGTAAGGTATCTGAATTTTGATATAGACATAAATTGGGAGCAGCGCAGATATCAAATCGTGAAAGATTTATTATCTAACGATTTTGATGGAAGGAAAATAGGTATGGATAAGATAGATAACGCTATATTTACAGCGGATTTAATTATTAATAGATTAAAAACTGTTTAAAATGGTAAGAATCGATTTTTTCACGAAGAAAGACGCTGAGTACAGCGATTACATGCGATATATTATCGCCAACACGTTACAGGAGTATGAGGGTGAGGTTACGTTGAACCAGATCCCGGAGAACAAGGCTACGGAGGAGGAGATATCCAGATACGGTATTGAGGTATACCCTACTATCATCGTCAGCGGTGATAATATGGATGGTTTCGAGAAGCTTGAAGGGATGACCAGAAAGGCTGATCTTATCAACGTCATGTCTATGTACGATAAAAAATAAGCTCATGACGATTGAGGATAAATATCTTGGCTGGAAGGATCTGTTCTTCGACCGGTTTGTTCATTGTTATGACGACATAGATCAACCGCCGGGGAGTAACATCCCTCTGGCCAAAATAAACTTCGATAACAATACGGGATATGTGGAGGACGGGACTATTAATATAGCCGAGCTTCTTCAATATCTTCGGATACACAATAAGGTGTATGGGCATGACTATAATCCTCTAGAGATATTCTTTGTCTTACAGACACTGGAAAGACTAGTAGAAGGAGCTAAAGAGATATTTAAGGATCAACCAGGAGTGCAGGATATGCCTACTTACAAAGGTTTCTTCATAAGGGATGATTTCTCTAGGGGTAAAGATTATGCTCTTGATCTGGATAAGATCGTAAGCGGCATGGGAGGATGGTATGGCGAGGATGAGGATCCTTGTTATTCGATGTTCGTCAGCCAAGACCAGATATGGAACTTGAACCCGATATTGAAGGTATTAGCTGATGAGGGATCGCCATTAGCTAAGAAGCTTGGGTATGAGATAAACTCATATGTAAGTGATAATGGATATACGATATACAACCCATACCTTTCATGGATCAATCATTACTATCATTATTGCCCGACATTTAACGAGGATAAATTAAAGCCTTGGGATAGGGTAGAGGATAGGAAAAATAAGTTCAAGATGACGGATAAGGTTAAGAGAGGCGCCAATAACTGGTACTATTCAGGCGGAACTATATCTTGTGTGGATAACTTCATGGGGAAAAGATACAGAAAGAACCTGCGAACCTTTATCTATCGTGGAATAGTATTCTTCCTTGACCGGATATGGCATACGCCTTTATTTGAGAAGATGGGTGTGAAAATGAAATACAACGCTTATTACTGTTATGCCGCTACCTCCGGTATTTGGTACAATAAAGGATTCAAGAAAAGGCTAGCCAAGAGATTTAACGAGTCTTTACGTGGCGGAGGGGATCTGTTCGGGGCTAACCTAGCCTGCATGGTCTGTGACCGGCGGGATATCGATTGGGAAGCGCTTCGTCTTTGGCTTGACAAGTATGACGAGCCTACTGATAAGGGTATGGTGAATAGCCCTATCCAATTTATGTATTTATATTTATATTACGCTTTTAACAAATAACTTGAAATGAAGAAGATAAATGACTGGGTTATAAGGACATTTGGGTTGAGAGGTTCATGGAGCTGGGCTAAGAAGCAGATGTTAAATGGAGCGATCATTAAACGTAAGGCTACTATAGGGACATATAAAATAGCTATTGATAATGACAAGAATAGGTTACTTGTAGCTACATGGGATCATCTAGATCAAAGTCCTGTATGGGAAAGGTGTCCGCATAGTTTATTAGATGAAGATGCGGTTGATTATTTTGTCACAGCTCATAAGGAATTATCATATGGGGGCATAAAGATCAGGATGAAAGATGAATTTAATTGTATCGATAAAATATTGAAAGCATGAAAAAGATTACCGATAAAGACGTAGAGGCTCTTAAAGCCGGGAAGAAGGTGACAAAAGGCTTTATCCATATGCAGTTGGATGATAAGGGGAGATTGAACATGTGGGCTGATATCAATATAACTGACAAATATAGGGACTTTGAAATAGACGCTAGCAAATTGTTTGATCATGGGATTCTTACTGAAGAATATGATAAACTTAGAATTATAAACATACATTAGCAAGGTAGAAGAATATGAGAAGAAGGATGATAGGCGGTCAAACCGTTTCAAACGGTATATATATCTTACACACCAATGGCAAGTTGTATACTAGTGATAAATGGAATTATTCGTGGAGAAACGACGCCGTAGGAGTGGCGTTGATAAGCGACAACAGCAGCTTCGTTATTTCAGGTATTGAGCTTAAGAATCGAAGCTGGTCTAATACGACTGGATTGATCCAAGGAGTAACTACAATAACATCAAGTAATGAAGCCAAAAAAGATTTTAATGGATTTCAAAACACACAAAGTATCGCGGAATATACGCATGCTAGTGCCGCTTATGAATGTACTGTTACTCAATTCAAGAACGGGCAAATGGGATATCTGGCATCAGTGGGAGAATGGATGGAGATCATAAATAATTTAGATGAGATTAACAGATGCATGTCTCTTATCGATGGATTAGATATAGACGAAGGCGCTACAAGTTATTGGACTAGCACTCAATATAATTATGAGAAAGCATGGTTAGTGACTTATAACGGGAATGAGTTTTATCCAAATAATGAGAGAAAGGGCGTTTCCTTCTATGCTATTAGAGTAATATCACAATTAAAGTGATTATATACCTAAACGATAAATAATATGAAAGTATTATCATTATTTGACGGGATATCATGTGGGTATCTAGCGTTACGGAGGGCCGGCATACCTATAGATACTTATTACGCCTCGGAGATAGACAAGACATGCATAAAGGTAAGTCAAAAACATTTTCCGAATATCATCCAGTTAGGGGATGTCAATAACTGGAGAACATGGGATATCCCTTGGAAAGACATGGATCTGGTCATGGGAGGATTTTGTTGCCAGAGTTTCTCTAGCTCAGGTAAGGGTAAGGGGTTTATGGACGCAAGGGGAAGGCTTTTCTTCTGCTTTTCGGACATCGTAAGGTATTTAAAGAAGGAGACCAAAGGTAAGATCCTGTTCTTGGGCGAGAACGTCCGGATGCGGGACGAGCATCGCCGAGTGATAACGGAGGAGCTGGGCGTAGAGCCGGTGGAGATCGATAGCGCCTTGGTCTCGGCACAGACCCGGCATCGTCTTTATTGGTGTAATTGGCCGGTAGAAATGCCGAAAGACAAACATATATCGTTGGATGATATTTTAGAGCATGACAAGGGCTGGAATCCGGGAGCCATAAGAGGAATATATATAGGAGTCATTGTCGGTAGAAGGATAGGAGAGGACGGACATCGAAAGGATTATGACAAGAACGTGAAAATAACGCAATGTCTGGAAGTAAGAAAAGACAAGAATACTACCTCTATTAAGAAAAGTAATTGCCTTACAACAGTCATGAAAGATAACGTGATATCATCATTACCGCCCGGAAGATATCCTAATGCCTTTGACATGAAAGATAAGTTCAGATACCTGACTCCTGTGGAGATGTGTAGGCTACAGACATTGCCGGATGATTACCTTGATGGAATAGCCCCGAATACGGCCATGTCTTTAGCGGGAAACGGATGGACAGTGGATGTGATAGCCCATTTGCTAAGAAGCATAGAGCGTAAGCAGATGAATGATATTGTAAAGGAGTTTCGCAAGATCACTGATGAGCTTATGTTCGGATCATCAGAAACGGGTACTAATGTGACATGTGATAAACATGAGCAAAATGAAGCCATACGGAAGAGTCAAAACAGTTAAGGGGTCTTCATGGAAAAAGGATATACATCCACCAAAAGGACACAAGAATTGGTGGGAAGATATATGTGATCCTATATCTAGAAGTATTATGAAATTAAATTTCAAAAAGGAAATAAACAATCAAATTTGGTATGAGCAAAAGCAGGGAAATGATTAAACAGGAATTAAATTTATCAGATCAAGAATATAACTTTCTTGAAAAATATCAATCTATGAAATTATCACAGAGGTTTGGTAATGTTTTCGATAGATTAAAAAATGATAAGTCTAAAGCAATTTACACTCATGATGGGTCAATACAGTTGTTTTATATACAAGGTAAAAGAGTAGATAAAGAAGAATGGGATAAACTTCATAGATCATGATAATTACTAAAAAATGGTCAATGCCAAATAAAGAGACATTCAGCATAAGACCGATAAGGGAACTTATAGATAAATATCGAGAAGAGGGGATGGTTATAGTGGATCCATTCGCCAGAAACAGCGATATGGGGACGATCACCAACGATCTTGATCCTGAGACTAAGGCTATGTATCATAAAGACGCCACGGACTTCCTGAGTGATCTTGGCGATAATATAGCTGATATGGTATTATATGATCCACCATATTCCGCGAGACAGGTGTCCGAGTCATATAAAAGGCTTAGAGAATCTGTTAATATGCAAACAACACAATCTAGTTATTGGGCTAGACAGAAGAAGGAGATAGCTAGGATCACCAAGAAAGGCGGGGTGGTCATTACCTGCGCGTGGAACTCCGGCGGTATAGGGACCGGGCTTGGCTTCGAGCAGCAGGAGATTCTTCTCGTGGCTCATGGGGGATGGCATAATGATACGATCGTTACGGTAGAAAGGAAAATGAAATTATGAAGGAAAGAATATTCACCACAAAAGAACAGGGGAGGGTGCTGGTCGAGGCCGGCCTCCCTATCTCCACCGCCAGCGGTTTCAGAGACAAGTATCTGGATCAATTACATTCTATGGAGGATGACGCTGGTCGTATAGGACTGATCGAGGCCGTTACCCCGGATATATCCAACCCGGTTTGGGATGTAGGGACGTTACTGAATTTACTCCCATATGAGATAGAGGGTTCTACATTCGAATGTTATAAGCTAGAAAACGCATGGTTTGCATTATATAGGGATATAGATGATATTCCTATATATTGGGGAAAGGAGAAACATCTTATAGATACATTATTTTCACTGATAACAACATTATTAAAAAATGGATTATATGAGTATAAAACAAACAGCAAGAATAAGGTACAAAACGGAGGATAATCCGCCTATGGCTAATGTCCCTCTTATAGGATACAGCAAAAAATACGACTGTTGGGTAGCGTTAGTATACAGAAGAGGAGACAAGTATGATTAAATAATTACAAAATCGATAGTAATCCATTGTAAAATCATAGAATTATTTGTAGGTAATTATATACCAGTTTACACCTCCCTACCAATAACTATTACCAACAACCATAAACTATATAAATATTATATTTGTTGGGTAAAAAGCTCTTTAGGTATCTGGATTGAAAAACCGGGAGGATGTTCCTCCCGGTGGGAATCACCAATACAAGACATCTCCTCCAGATGAATACGAATACGTATATCCGTAAGAACTAGAAGGGATATATTTATATTTAAGCATGATTAATATTATTTTAATATTATTCATGCTTTTATTTTTGTTTAAATCATATCTTTGTATCAACATTAAAAACCAGATTATTATGGATGAAAACAAACAAAAAGTCAATGAACTTACGATGAGGACATTGGGTTCTCATTATGGCGGATATACCTATGTAAAGGTAAAAAATCGTGAAACTTATGTAACGATAGATTGGAAGTTATTGAGGGCTATAGAGAAAGGGGAGGTGGAGATAGACAACGAGAAATACCATCTATCCGGAGTAGAGTACGTAGCTAAAAGATATCAGGATATGTTTTATGCAGGTCGTGATATTTATTATTTCAAGGGTATAGGAGGGCATTGGATGACCGATCTTCTTAGAAACGCTATAGATGATTTACTGGACACCATAAGCAGCAGGGAGACTTATCGTAGCGCAGATCACAGGGTGTACGTCCAAATGAATAAACTTACGGAAGCTGGAGCCATGATCAGCTTAGCTATTGAATTACTAACATCTAACATCCGTCATAGTTATGGAGAAATTAATTTTGAACGACATCCAAGACCTGTGGAGATGGAGGGAGAAGATAAACATTGATGACTTCAAAGAGGATCCTATGGCTGAGGATATGCCATTATATTTCCCGTGTGCCGTCGTATGGCATGTGGATTATGGTGAGCATGACGCTGATAATTATGTATGTTATGGATTTGTTTATGTAGCAGAAATATTAGGGATATGAATATTAAAAAACAGATAATTCTTGACGATAAAGACTATGAGCGATTAGTGCACGATGCTAATCTCAGTAATGATGAGATAAAAAGCAAAATCGCCAGCGCTCTAACCACCGATATAGTGGTTAGTTTCGATTTCGATGTAAATAAAAAGGTTACGGGGAATATGAGGATCGAAAGCGCCACCTATAATCTAGGATATAATGAATATGATAATATCGTAAAGGCTAGAGACAAGAATATTCACCATGCTGTTTATACAGCTATATATGATTATCTTGAGAAAATAAAGAGAGATAATAATGAGCTAAGCACAAAAGATTGGATATTATTCACGTCTATAATCTTATCTGTTTTAGCGATGGGATTTGCAGGCGGATGGTTGGCATTTAATTGATTGAATTATGGGTAATTTAAAAGACATAAAACATGAATAAAAGAAAAATCAAAAAGAAACTCCATTTAAATAACAAAGGCATTGATGGGAAGATAGCTAATAATACGACATTTGATTTCGATTTCAATGTTGAAAAGAAGGGGAGCAATAAACTAAATACAGAAGATTGGGCGCTGTTATCACTTATGATTTTGTTTATTTTTGCGATGGGAGTTGTAAGTGGATGGTTGGCGTTTAATTGTTCAAATCATGGATAATTTAAAAGATATACAAAATATGACCAGTAAATTACTATTTTTCGATTTAGAGACAACCGGGGTTAAGTTCTGGAGAAACGGGATACACCAAATAGGAGGGATCGTGGATATCGACGGGCAGGAGGCTGAGAGGTTCGACATCCGCCTAGCCCCGAACCCTGCCGCCACGATAGAGCAGGAGGCGCTGGACGTGGCTGGCGTTACCTTGGAGCAAGTGCAGTCGTATCAGCCTATGGAAGAAGGGTATAGGCAGTTAGTTGGTATATTATCCAAATACGTGAATAAGTTCGACAAGAGGGATAAAATGTATTTAGTGGGGTATAACAACGCCGGATTCGATAACAGCTTCCTACGGGCTTTATTCCAGCAATGTGGGGATAAGTATTTTGGATCATGGTTCTATCCTAATTGCATGGATGTGTATGTTATGGTAACACCATTCCTGATGGGCGTAAGGAACGATATGGAGAACTTTAAGTTGATGACCGTGGCCAGAACTATGGGTATTGAGATTAATGAGGATAAACTCCATGACGCTACTTATGATATTGAGCTGACTAGGGATATATTTTATAAGATAATCAACAAAATGGATGTTAAGTTATGAGGGAAATTTTAGAAGCTATACATGATTACCCGGATGAGGCGCTTGGGCTATTTTTCTTTCTGATAGTGATTGTCTGGTTATTGTCAGGTGTATTTGAGAAAAATGGATGATAAGATTGATGAGATACTGGATCTCCTAAGATCTCAAAATGAGATGATTAAGGATATTCACGATTATGTGAAAGAAGTTACCAGCGAGAAGTATATAGGGGAGTCTAGGATGACCAGCTTCTCTATTAACTTGGCCGCTGATATACTTACCGAGGCTATCAGTCCTAAGATAAAGGGGATGATGGTGGATCTATTGAAGAAACAAGGATGGAAAACTGAATGAAATATGGGGACTTACGAGAGAAAAGTAAATCAATTAAAGGATTTGATGATAAGGAAATACAAATCGGCTTACGATAAGTCTAAGGAAATGGATATAGATATAAGTTCAATAACATATCTTCCAGAACCGGATGTATTCAATGTTATGTATACTGAGCATATGTCCGTTATTCTTGATCGGGTCAATAAGATCATAGATGATAACAAGGATAAGCTTAAGAATCCGACTTGTTCTACATGCGTACATCTGCATGATAATGATTGGGCGAAAAGATACGGGAAAGTATGTTGCTCTATTTGGCAAGTGTGTGACCATTATATAAATCCTAACAGTAAATATAACAGGAAGCAAAAGACTTATGTTAGACGACCAAGCAACAAAGCTTGTCCTAATTATGAGTATGGTGATGATAATTTTGAAAACAGAAGAAGATGTATAAAAGAAAAGAATACCCGATAAAGAGCTATGTGCCGATGCGCACCAACAAGGATAGGACGTGTATCTGCTGTGGCGATACGATCCCAGCCGGCAGCAGCAGGATGATACCTAGACACGCCAAGGCAAATCACGGTCTATGTTTCCCGTGCTTCAGGAAATGGAGAGATACCGGAGGAGATCTTAAGCTTATGGACAACCCCGGAGATGCGAAGAAAGAGCATGTCATACATATGTCTAATATCCTGAAAGGAAATTGTGATATAATAAAAGGCCGAAAGCTTTATGTGGCTTTTAAAAAGGCGATAAACGGCGGAAAGAAGATCGTTATCAAATTTGACACTGATCAACCGATATCTATGTCAACAAGAGTCATGAATCCTTCATTCGGGGAGATTATGGATGAGTACGGCAAGGACATATTCCAAGGTAATCTCAAACTGGTAGATGTCCCAAAAGGAGTTAAGGACTTGATAGTTAACTATATAGAAAGATATAATTATCATAAACAACAATGAGGATAGTAAAACGTATGAACTTCAAGACATTTATATTCATGATCCTGACATTCAGGAAAGTAGATCCTATACCTAAAAATATAGGAATCATGTTAGGTGTAACATTTTGGATATCCGTAATATGGATAATATCAAATTTTACTATACTGATAGCTAAATTAATAAAGTAGGCAAAATGAAACAAGGCGATGTGATATGCGAGAATGGTATGAGGCTGCTTGTAGTATCAAGTTACGACCATAAGGAGCCATGCATGGGCTGTTTTTTCTACAAAGATGGAAAGTGTGGATCGAAAAAATTGATAAAATGTTGGGATTGTAACAAAGAATACATATTTACGGCTATAAAAAAAATGAAATATTATGCAAATGAACAGATCAAACAAAATAGAAAATTTAGCAAACCGGTATGTTGAAAGACATATAAAGGATAAGCATCTAAGCAATGATACGATAAAAGAGATAAAAATAGCTTATATTATGGTTATAAAAGATTTTATAGCTATTGTCGATAAATCTACATCAATGAATGAAGATGATATAATATGCGTCGTTAACAACATATCATCAATATTATATGAACCTATAGAAATCTCTAATACCGATAAAAAAATATTGGAGATAGGGATAGCGCTAGGCCTAAAGGGTGCCATATCATGTATATTTGGTTCATTATTAAAAGATGACTGCAATATAAAAGATGAGATAATTGATATATCTAAACATATAAAAGAAAAATTAATATCAGATAATCATGGATAATAAACAACTTTATAAAATAACGTTGACAAGGGAGCAGCTAATGCTGATATCCCAATGCGTGGAAGACATCAGTAAATTCGCCGCTGGCGACATGGACCTACAACATACGACAGATACGTTGATAAATGATATGGATGGAGCGGAAACGCTGGGGATAAGAAGCTTTATAGTCAATAACTCACGAGCGATAAGAAGAAGACTGTTCCCTGATCTTGGGGATTATGAGCATATAGGATATGATGGGGGTAGTAAGGATAAGATAAATAGGAAGAGACTTATCGGTAACACCTACCAGATATATAGGTCGATATTACATCAGTTGGCCATTGACGAGAACTGGAATAACGTGTATAGTAATATCACGTTGCCTTCAGGTGATATGGGAACGATCAAGGTAGAGAGGGTTGACGACGATAAGGATAACGACATTTAACGATACTAAAATATGAGCTTATTTGTATGTGCTAAATGCGGCTGTATCGATAATACCGCTACGTCTAGTTACTGGATGTTGACAAACGAGTATATGGTGGACAAATTCGAGTATGCCAAGGAACTACAGCCGTATAAGGGCATGGGGCTGTGCAGCGAATGCGGGAGGCTGGCTACCAGCCCAGACGGACGTGATGTCGTGGTGCCCGGTAAATGGCACGGGAAGTTCCCGAAGGAGAAAGCTACCGAAGAGCAGTTGAAACATGTAGGATATAAAAATCTAATAAGATGAATAAGATAAGAAAAGGAGAAGTTAAAATATATAAAGGGAAAGAATACATAGCTATCCCTGAAATAGAAGAAGAGAGTTGTACGGGATGTTGTTTTTACGACAAAGGGATTTGTTTAATAGATCATGCTGATGATCCTAATTGCCTTCATAGCGGCATGATCTGGGAACAAAAAGAAAATAGTATGAGCGATATCAAAGAAAAGGCTATCAAATTAGCCATAGATGCCATGAAGCCCATACCGATACACTCATCACCATGCTACAGCGTAAGTGATAACAGATCGCCGGAGGAAAAGCATGAGGAAGACATGAGGTTTTGTAAGGATCTTAACGACCTTAGATGTGAGATGCTTATTGATATGGCTAAGAAAATAGAGGAGTATTTATCATAAGAGGTGATATGAAAAAAATAATAGGAATAGATTTCGATGGGACATGCGTGACAGACTTATACCCTTACGTAGGAGACAATATCGGAGCCGCTAAAGTATTGAGAGAATTGGCTGATAAGAATCTTCTGATATTATATACGGTAAGAGATGGTAAATATCTACAGGATGCCGTGGACTGGTTTAGAGATAATCATATCAATCTGTATTCGGTAAACTACAATCCTGAGCCAGTATCATCATCACCAAAATTGGATTGTGATTATTATATAGATGACAGGAATATTGGCACTCCACTTACGGATAAAGGATATGTGGATTGGAATAAGATGTTGGTGCTATTAAGACAAAAGAACTTATTATGAAGACAATAAAAATGAATATCAAAAGATATAAGGAGATTATAAGGGAAAAAGATATACTAACACGAGCCTTATCAGAAGCTCGTAAATTAAACAAATCAATAATATGAGAGTAAAATATTTTACTGACGCAGGGATCGAATGTACCCCGGAAGAATGTAAGCTGATTGAATCATTAAATAGATTAGCGAAGAAATGGGAGAAGGATGGCAAACGTCTCTGGTTGTATTCCGCTAGTGGGGTTCTTACCGTCATGATGCATGGTGATAGGGAAGATAACCCTATACCTGAGATGCTTCCTAACGCAGGCACAAATCCAGATAATATTATAACTACAATCTCAGGAATAGGTAATGATGGGGGAGATTGGTAAACAAATTATAATTTATGGAAATAGGGGAACAGACAATAATATTTTTAGCCGTGAATAAAAACGGTGACGAGGTTATTCTTGACAACGCCCCCGCTCGGCAAGGAGAGATATGGACGGACGAGAGATCAGCTCATGACGAGGAATATTTCTCTGTCGAGGATCACAATTCGGCGATAGTACTTCCAAGAGGTACAATCTATAAGTTAGCAGGTAGGCACCTGACGTGGGAGGATGACCCTATATCTCTTAAATCATTCATTGATGGAATAAAAATTGTCAAATCAGAAGATGAGGAAAATTTGTGGAATAAGCAGAACCTCATCGTCTAAGGATCGTAAAACCATAAATATGAAGACAGCAAAAGATTATCAACAAGAGTTTAGATTAAAGGATGATGAGTTAGCTCAATTCGATGAGTTCTTAAATGATCCTAAACGTACATGCTTCCATGGAAAAGAATATTTAATATATAAAGATCCTGATCCAGAAGGAAGTTTTATAATAGTTGGTGTTAATTTCAGGATATTACCAGCCGGAACTCCTATAGTTACAAAAGATGGATCTGTAATTTAATGATGGGTAATTATATAATAAATTATATTTATGAAAAGTAATAAGAAACAAAAAGAACTGGAAGAAAGGTTAGCTTATTTAATAGATAAACCTTTCTTAACGAAAGAGGAACACGATGAGATGGTAAGAATTGGCAATGAGTTGCCAAAGTCTCCTCCTACTACGCTCTCTTTTAATATTCGCCTTGATAAAATGGCTAAATAATCACATATCATTTAAATTTTGAATCATGAAAAAGTGTAAATTGTTAATAACAGATTTAGACGGGACACTGATTGAGACAGTGTCAGGGGATACATTCCCTAAAGGTATATGGGATATGAAAATAAAACTCGACGTGTTTGAGGCTATCAAAAATTACGCTCCTGATGACATCCTAATCATATCAAATCAGGGAGGTATAGAAAAAGGCTTCGTGGACAAAGAGATGTTTGAATATAAATTCGATTACATATCAAATGCCTTGGAAGATTATACAGATGTATCCGTAAGTGCTTATTACTGCGAAAGCAATAATAAACGCAACATCAATAGGAAACCAAATATAGGGATGATAAAAGAGTATATGGATTTCATCGAATACATGAATAACGATGAAGATGAGGAAGAAAAGATCGTATACGATACTATCTTGATGATTGGGGATGCTTCCGGGAAAGAAGGACAGTTCTCCGACTCCGATAAGAAGACGGCGGAAAACTTCGGGTGTGAGTATATGGATGTGGATGATTTTGTGGATAAATATAAAGACTGATAACGAAAATAAGAAGGATAGGGTGATGATCTCCTATCCTTCTATTATTATGTAAATCCATTTTTGGATTACATTAAGCATCAATAGTATAACTATTTATTTATACTCATCTTTCTTTCCTTGTTATCAAACATTCCATGCAAAATACAGTTATCATATATACAATTGTTGATCTTCCCTCAGTAGGGTTTTTACCATTTTGGGTAAAAACTTTATAATCAATATCTTTAATGAACCTATTATCACCAGTAAGCGCTCTAATAGCCTTGCCTTTATCGGAATGATTGCAGTGAGGGGCAATTAATTGCCACTCACTGATCTGCATCATATCGTGAACCGACCATATTTCTCAAAAACGCTCCTTTTCTTTCTTGACAATTCTTCCAGTTTAACAAATCCCTTTAATGTTATCATAACAGTCACGGCCTTAGCCTCCCAATATTCATCACCGGGATCAGATCCATATGTAACTAATCCATAATTACGAGCGGACTGATATGCTTCTATCCTGCCTCTCTCATTCCTAAAAACATATTTTAATTCCTGTAATAACGGATACATGTTCTTAATCCCGATATAATAGCCAAATTGCTCAAAATACTTTGATGATTCACGGATAAGGACACCCTCTCTTGGAATAGACCTTTTAAACATGTCAATTACCGGTTCATTCTCCTTTATAGTATCTATAGCTGTATTTAATTCAGCTTGAACCATCCTCTTCTCTTTCTCAATCTTTTCCTTAGCCTCCAAAGCTAATCTAACTTCCTTCTCGGCTTTCATCCTAGCCTCATACTCATCAGCCCATGCTCTTGCCGCTTCTGGAGGATTATTAAAATTTGGCAACTTTACCAAGCCTGTAGTAAGAAGTTCCTTTATTTTAGAATTACACCAAACCTTAAATTTAACATCAAGCCATTGGGCGAGATCTATAGCCACATCCTCATACAACCATGTTCCTCCTCCGTTTTCAGAGCTTCCTCTCATTTTTATAACTAATTGATCATCAGATATGTGTGTCTGGCTCACAATTGTACTAACTAATTCATTTACATACATTTGCCTTAAATAGTCGACAGGTCTCTTATTATATGGGCGAGCCATATCAGTGGCATTAATAAGAATACCATAACTGGTCTTAATAAAAGCTACATTATTTCCATTGTAATTAAAAATGGTAGACAATCCCATTTCGTTGGATTCAGACGTCAAAATTCCGCTACTATCCTTCACAGAATCTTGATAAATGCTTACATTTGCATTCATAGTTGATAATTATTTATTCCCATCCGTCCGGGATGGATAGGTGGGAATACAAAAATAGCCAATCTGATTGTTTTAAGCAATCTGCTGGCTATTTTTTTTCTTGTCATACTATATCAGCTATCTTCCTCTATCAAAATACCAATTAGCGTCCTCCCCGGACTCATCCTTATCCCTGCCTCCTAAGAAGAATCCCATCGTCATGCCGTTGGTCATCAACCAGTAGTCGGACGTCTGTTTAATATCCCTAGCCGTCTTGATATTATACCATTGCTTACCAAACGAGAACTTCATGAGCTGCCTCCATAGCTTGCTCTCGCCCTTATACACGCCGGTCTGGACGGTAGCGAAAGGATCCCAGTTTCGAGGATCGGTGAGATCACCTAACTTCCGGGCCGTAACCAGCGGGTCTTGTAACATATCTATAGCGTTAAGCTCCATGAACGGGGATGTCTGGGAAGCGATCTCATTGATCGTCCTGAATCCTATATAGGTAATGAACTGCCCGAACCAACTATCCTCATTATCCTCCCTGTATCCCATCAACGCCCGTCCTATGGCTATCATGGTAGCGAATACCGCCATATTAACAAGCGATCGCTTGATGTTGGTCTGCTCATAAGGATTAAGCTTATTATACTCCTCCTTCATCACATCATATATCTCTCCCATCCTTCCTTCGGACATAGTATTGTAAACATCCCCGGCCAGTCCCCATAATGTCCTCATATATCCTTCCTCGAACTGGTTGGTCTGGAAATTGAAACCGGCTTTCTTATACGCCCGCTGCACGGCCAATATAAACCATCCACGATGAGGAAGCACCATATTAAGGATCGCGTTCCGGCTAGCCCCCACCCGGTTCTGCTCGTTCAGGGCGCCGTCGCATATCTGCACCATACTCCTGACCCTGCTGGACAATGTAGGTATGTATCGGTCTATAATATCCTTATTAGCTTCGTTTTTAGCCACGATCTTCCCGTCCTTGACATTTACTAAGTTCCATATGGAATAATCCCTTAAACGCTCCCAATCACGTTTAGCCTCATTAGCGGACATATTCCTGTCCTTCATCATCATCTCCTTGAAATTAGAATATGACCAGAACTGACCCTCATACAGGCGAGTGTCATCCATCACCGAGATAATAACCTGCGGATCCAACGGGGAGTTAAGAACCTCCATCATCTTAAACGGCAGGTCCCGGAATAAGGTTCTCCAGATCTTGTTATATGCCGCCGATCTTACACGGTTACGAACGTTGAATACGCCTAGGGCCTCACCGACAACATATAACTTATTGGTACGATTTATATCCCCGATCTCAGACACGTACGTACTTAACTGTTTCTGAGCTTCTCCGTAAGCGTATTTCATGGAGTCCTTGCTTATATACTGCCCTACCATACCCTCCAAAAGGAAGTTGGCCTGCCCGGTAAGGGCGCCGGTAGCCGCGACGAATGGGGAGAAGCCTAGGTTGGATTTGGATACGAACTTAGTAAACATAAGAGCCAGCTTATTAAGATCGACCTTATAATTGCCTATATTCCATTCTGCTCGCTTATTGTTTATCCTGACATCATAGATGCTGGCGTTAACCCAATCTTGAAACATCCTATAGGCATGCGTTGCCTCCGGGTTCTTACCGCCGTCGTATTGTGTCTCCAGCATCATGTTCCTGTATCCCATGACATCATCCAAAGCCGCTCTCTTATGCTTGTAAGCGGCTGCTTGTAAGGATAACATGGAATAGGAGTAGGCAAAGTCATGGGATACGTCATCGGCGTTCTCCAACTTACTGAGATAGTATTTAGGAATCATCCTATACCGATTATCATTCTCATCAAGCCCTCCAAGGTCTTGTCCTTGACCATGTGTAGGGTCATCCACCCTCTCGCCAACAATATCACGTACGGCGTTGCCGATGGCCGCCTTCGGGTCAACCCCGGCCTGCACCATCCTCTCCACGCCGCCCTTGGATATTTGTGGTATCTGGTAGATGTTCCTGAACCGCTCGTCATAATCCTCCATAGCCTTACGGCTTATGTTAAGCAGCTCCTTCCTCATCTCCCACTTATCCTTATTGATCGTAGCTTCCTCCCCCTCGTTGGTAATACCGTATTTCTTGAAAAAAGCCTCGTTCTTGTACTTATCGAACCTAGGCGTATGATACCCATAACCCAGATCGGGATTATAATTAGGATTACGGAAAGAACTCTCGGCGTCGGCCTCATCAAGCCACTGGTTGTTGATCGTCAGGTCGATCATATTAATATCGAACCCGAAACGGTATACGCTCTCTTCCTTGGATATACCATTTTCCATGGCATCAAAGAACTCGGATACCTTATACGTACCGTTATTTATCTTCCTGACGAAATCAGAATATCCCTTGGGAGAGTATTTCCTCATATAAGGATACAACCGGGTTCTGGCGTACTCAACAAGAACCTCATTAGTCTTACCCATCGCTATGTCGTTAGCTAGCTTATTATTGAAGTCAGGACCGTATTTCCTTCTCAAAAACGATACCTCCACGGTCGTCCATGACGGGTTCTTCCTAGATAGCTTAGCGGCCATCCTATCCACCTGACTCCGGGAGCGGGCAGACATATGTTCCTTGGCGAATTTAATCTCATCCATACCCTTGTCGTATGCCATGGCATCCCTTAAAGCGTTACGGTAAGAATCCGTGACTACACTCTCCACCGTATCAGGCATATCCATCTCAATATCCTCAGCGGAAGCGGCGGCGTTAATAACGCTCTTAGCCTCAGCCAGACGATCATATAGCTCGTTTATTTTCCTTAACGAGGCGGATCCACGTAACCTATCGAAATCATATTCCCCGTATCTCGTGCTATCCCGGTACTGGATAAGCAAAGGCCTTAGCTGGTCATTGATCTCGTTTATTGTCGCCATCGCCTCCTCTACCTTCTCTATTCTTGATGATGATACAGATTGCTCCGTGATCTTATCAACAAGATTCTCGTAATAATCACCCTCCTCGGATCCCCACATATCCTTGGAGAAACCAAGATGACCGCCAGCTAGCAGGAACTCAAACGCAGCCTTGCCGCCCTCGGACCGCTCTATCCCACGAAGTATCTCCTTGAACTCGGCGGAAGCCTTACGACCCTCGTTGGTATTCCCGAACTCCTCGGCCCACGCCTCGTCCCATGCCTTGATCTCCTCGGACATCATCAGAGCCTCGGATCCCTCTTTCTTTGGTGTCCCATCGGAATACCACTCGCTCTTAGCTATAGCCCTGTCACGTAAAATATCCAGATAAGATCTCCAAGCTATAGGATCGGATTGAAACGCCTTCCAATCGACCTTCCCGTTCCTCACGAACTTATCCATAGCCACATACCGGCTCCTGCGGATACGGGTCATGAAATCGGACGTGGCTTGCGATACCCTACGACCCAGTCTTTCATCGACCTTCTTATTAACTTTCTCGATCTTATCGTAATAAGCCTGCACCATAGGTTTCTCTCGGTTCTCATCCAACCACCTATTTATCGCGTCGAGATATCGTTGCTGATCCTCGAACGTCATGTCCGAGATATCAAAATTCTGGATGGTAGGTTTGAATACATGATATACCTCCTTCGTAATAGGCTTATCCCCGTCATATCCTACTATGTCGTCACGGGTCTTCACCTTAAGGCCTCTATCGGATAGAAGAAGATCGATAAGTTGTTTCTCGGTCTTACCCATGACATTTTTAAGATCATATATATCGATAATAGCCTTAGCCTGCTCGGTCCTGTATAGTAAATCGTATTTGGCGAAATCACGGGACGAATCAAGGTAATCAGAGTTCTTACCGTTTATCTTCTGTATAAGATCCTCATTATCCTTTATCCCCCATCCACGCTCTTTCATCATCCTAGTCATCTTATTGATATTAGATATACCTTCGGTATGGGCTTCATTATGGGCCTTGGCTAGACGTTGGCCTAACATACCTAAAATAGCGTTACCACTATGCTCCAGCGTGCCAAAGAACCGGGACATGACATTGATATCCTTATGGATGTTATTTATCAACTTCTTTATCCCATTCCAATATCTTTCCGAGATATTAAACATCCTGAGCTGTCCATCCAGCCAGTCCTCATTACGATCACTTCGAAGAGCATTTATATCAGACATGGATGTCTCAGCCATACGTAATATATCATCCATATCCTCTACCATGCCAACCTTATTGCTGCCATAATAATCAGCCGCCTGATTATTGACGAATCCACGAAGGTTCCTGATCAGAGGAACTATCTCCCCATATACGTTATCGATAACCTGTATCGTCTCATAATCCAATCCTTTTCCGCTCTTACGTAGGCTACTGGCGACAGTGACCAAATACTCCACCTCAGCCTTGGCGGTCGCTATGACGCTCTTGGTGGATAATAGGTTGTTATTCTTATTTAGCTCACCCCCGGCTTGTCTTACCTTCTCGCCTATATCACGTAGAAGGGAGATGCTTTCCCCGATCCTCTGGCTCTGGCTTGACCTCATCCTCTGTAACCTAGTGTATAGCCTCTCCAATGACCTCCCGTTCTTGATCAACTTATTAGCCACGTCAACATCCGATAATGAGTACATGAGATGGTCGCTATCCTTTAACAGAAGCACGTCAAATGCGCTTGGATCATCAGCTAACGCCGACTCCTTTATCCTATCAAGAACCTTATTCAAGTCTGATCTTTGGCTGGTGAAGAAATTACGTATGGCTCGTACCATCCTGCCAAACAAGGAGAGCTGGACGTCCTCAGACGAGGTCAGATCCTCTACCGCCTGTTCCATGCCCGGAACGAACCGCTGGGCCAACGTCTTACCTAGGATCTCCCGCTTCACCATCCGATCCAGTTCCTCCCCTTGGTATTCCTTCCCATACACCTCATAGTAACGACCGGCGAATTGATTCCATAATGGCGTGTCGACAACAGAGTCCAGAACCTCGTCAATCTCCTGCTGATTACGATAAGTATCGATCAAGAAGTGAGCCACCTCCTCATTAAGATCCTCTACCGTAGCTCCCTCAGCCAGGGCAATAACCCCATTAGCCATATCGGATAAGGCCCTAGCCGAAGGCTCGACACCATTACGCATCTTATACTTATCCATATATTCGGACATACCCATCACACGGATACCTAACGTGGATAAGATGTTGGTGATATCAGTCCTGTTCTGAAGATCCTCCGCCTTCTCATTCTCAATAACCCCACGGACATTACTTCCGTACAAGGCGTTATCCTCCATCATCAACGACAAGGCTAGCTCCATGAACCCATCATACTTATTATTAAGCTCCTCAAACTTACCTTGCCTTAACATGCCCTTTATCTCCGATCTGCTTACCGTAACCTTCTCCCCTGATGTCGTGATAAGATCAAGATCGTTATTTACCTCCGTATCAAAACCGATGGAGCCTAATACGTTCATCTCAGAAGACATACTACCAAACCTGTTCCTTAGTCTAGACAAGGCGTCCATAGCGTTATAGATCTTAAGACCATCAGAGTTGCCGGCTCCGGTAAGATAATACCTATCCCCTAACCTTATACGCTCCCCGCTCAACAGACCTTTCTTGATAAGGTAATTGACAAACCCTCCGCGGGTACTTATATTAGAATCTGAGCTGATGCCAAGGACCGGGATGAACGAATCACTGTTGTTAAGGGTTATGGAGGACAAGCCAAAGGAGATGTCAGCCGTGCCGGACGGGACGTCGCTCTCCTCGACACTGCCGGCCAAGAACCCGGCCTCGATCCGCCCGCCGGACGAGCCTTTTATGGCGTTGGCGTAAGAGTCATGTATCTTGCCGTCATCCGATTTAAAGAACAGGCGAGGCTCACCGGAATCATACACCAATCTTGAAGATGGGGGCGTATAATCTTCAATATCGTTTAACGGCAAGACATTCCCGGAGAATATAATCTCCCCATCTATATTTCCGCCCTTCACCCTGATATTAGGTCGTTGACCGGTAAAAGCGCTTTCCACGGCCTTCCATAACATACGGGCTGTCTCCTTAATATCTATATTCTCCCTGATAGCCCTTATATCATCCCATGACGCCTCTTTCAGTATCGTATCGCCAATATTATCCTCGTTTATGGAATCCAGATCCACCTCCTGTACCGTAGATGTATCTACCACAGCCATATCATTGACATCACCTACCTCTCCGGAGGTAAGATAAGCCACGACATTGTCGCTATTCCCAAGGCTTCTGGCCAACGCCGGGGCATCCATATCGCTTATGGCGGACAAGACCTTGGCTGACATAAGTTGCCCCCACTTGCTGGCGCTAAGTCTGGCACTTATGGATCTGGCCGCCTCCTTATTCCTTGGTGCGGATCTCGTCCAGTCTCCAAACTTGGACCTGAACTTATCGTTATAAATAGTCATATAAGCTTCAGCGGCCTTATTAAGGTCACTTACGGAGGCTATACCCGCTATCTTATCGAACAAGGTAGATACCTCGCCGGAAGGGGTCAAGACACGGGTTATCTTACCTTCCTTATTCCTTTTAATTACGCAACTCGACATAACTTCATGTTTTTGACAAAGATAAACAAAAAGCCCCCACAAATAAGCGGAGGCTGATATTCTTATATTCCTTATAGAATTTATGACTTAATCCGTATTCTTGCTATTGATGAACTCACTAACGCAATCACCAGCGAATCCGGCTATATACGCTGCGTGTTCATCCTCTCCAACCTTAAATCCAAGAGACATGTTGCAAAATTGGCATACGCTCATTGCTATATGGAATGACTCGTGACATATATTTCTCATTATTAAATCATCGTCGCTCGAAAAATTCCAAAGTATAGCAAATTTATCATCATCGTCCCTATCCCTTACCAAATTTGCGAAAGACGCCTCCTTGTCCATATCATCCTCATCTCCCCATTTCCCCTCGTGTTCAGGTTCCATATTCTCGAAACGATCACACAACGTCTTATAATCTAATCCAACCGTGATAATCAAATCCAACGGATATATCACGAAATCAAATTTCTTTTCTCTCATAATCCCTTTAATTTTTCTATAACCTCAAAACACATCTTACACTCAATCCTACGATACAACTGCCTTACGCCATCTATCGTAGTCCAATAACGACCACCCTCTCGGTGCAGGAACTCACTCATTACCTTAGTGTCAGCCACATCATGTAGATCGTATGAGTCAAAACATAACTTACATATATCGTCAAGATCAAAATAAGTAACCTTATTATACGACATACAACGGATTTGTCTCCCATCAGGAACCTGAACATCGAAAACATTTATCTTCTCCATATTAAAAAACAGAGGGATGCCGATCCCATCACAGACCGGTATCCCTTATAATAAATTAGCGACGAAAAGCATGGTGATGGATATGCGCCACAAATGTAATTACAAAATTCGTAAAAACAAAATATCAAGGACAATCACCTATGCATTCGCACGGAGCATCGCTTTTCAAAACCCCATACACCCGATTGTCGCTAGTCAGCCATCGTTTGCCGTCACTCGTAATATAAGCCTGCCGGCATCCCTCCTGATTCACCGTGAGCGTCTTCTTAATACCTTTTGGAGTTGTTATCTCCAGCTCAAGAGTCCGATCAAGACCGTTGTTCATCACCGAACCAAAGGAAACGGGGGCGCTTCCGGCCCCGGACCCCGGACTGACGGTCAGAGGCTGGTCCGTTACCTCGCCTACCCCGTCCTTCCAATTAATATTCAAATCATTAGCCATAGTTGTATTATTTTTGTTCTATTGCAAAGATAGCAAAACAAATAAACCCCAACCGGCTTTAGTCGATCGGGGTCTGAGTAAGAGAAAAGAAACTGATTATCGTCCCATCATTCTCAATACGGTTCTAGCCGCAGCTTGCGCCCATGTCCAGCTGTCATTAGATGTTACGTTAACCGTCTGTTGAGTACCATTTACATCCAAGTTAATAATCTCCTTGTCAAGCTCGATAGTAGAGTCTCCAGCGGCTTGCGTTACCGTCACATTGGCTGTCTGGCCACCAGCGGCAGTTACCTTCAATGTAGCTGTCAGTTCCTCGATCGTGACGTTGGCCGGTACGTTCGAGATCGTGATGCTCCAAACGAACTCGCCAGCGGATCCGGGATCGTCGGCGATAATCGCTCCGTTAGCCGTAGTCTTTCCAGCCGCCATGTAGTTAGCCGGGAGTTGTAACGTAAGCCCGTTCTCCTCAGCCGGCGTGACCTCGAACGTAAGCTCAGTACTGTTAGACTTACCGGTGATGGTAACATTACCACCTGTCTTTTGTACGGAAGCGTTAGGGCTGTCTGATCTTACCACCTCAGCAGCCGCTACCTGATTAACTACCAACGCCTTCTTAGCCCCGCCGTTCGCGGTGACCGTAAGGTTGATAGTGCGTTGAAGACGACCGGTGTGTTTCTCACCGGAGAAATTAACCGCCTGATTTCCTGATCCTGATACAGGGTCGACGGTTACGAAACCGAATTTTTGTGATGCCATACTTAAATATATTTACAAATGTCATTTTATTATGCCAAAAATAACTTGTATCATATCACAAGCCAAATATAGGGGGGGGGGGTAGATACGACTAGCCCTGTACAACCTCAACATACAACCCTACTAAGTCCTTTAGATTATGACTAAGAGGAGTTCCGCTATCCCTAGTGCACTTATATACATCAGCGTTCTGGATATAATATTTATCCTTGAATATCTCCATTGGAGGGAAATACGGGATAGGATCCCCTATGGTCCCGGCATGCTCCTTATCAATGACCTTGTATAAGGAAGCCGTATTTAATCCGGGTTCCCATTCCTTTGATAATGTATGTTGTTGAATAACTTCATAAAGGATATCCGTATCGTCCTTAACCACCCTGAGGCAGAATCCGGCATCCACCGACAGCCCGAACTCCGCCCCTTCTTGTCCCCATATAGGGAATAGGACCTTAACATCCAATTTCTCGTTAGGGGATAAAGATATAGCCTTGTTATTAACCACCATTCTGGATAATCTGACAGCCACCTCCTGAGGATCGGAGGCATCTTTCTCCTTTGCCTGTTGCCGGACATAAGTCATGGTGATATTTACCTTATCTGGATAGCCGGACTGAGCGTCAATAGCCCTCACCTGCTCTACGGTAGTGGCTAAGCTTACTTCCCTCTGTTTGGCTCCTAACGTCGACATCAGGTCATTATCATACTTATCCATCATCCCGATCAAGATCTTGCCTTCCGTCATATCAAACTTCAGACCCATGATCGTTATCTTACCAGCTATAGCCCCATCAGCCAAAGCGTTACGCCTATCATATTCAGGGATATAGATATTTTGGTCATCCAAGAAAAACTCATGAAGATTCTCATTCTCATAAGTCCTGATCTCCTCATACTTAGCCGATTTCTCCTCATTAAGAAGCCTTGAGTCATCCAATTTAGCCTCGATAATCTCCTTAACCGTAGCTTTAGGATTAGCCTCCTTGAACGCCAATTGCTCCTCCCCAAGCTCTATCCATGGGGCGGGATTCCCGTTAATGTAATCATCATAACTATAGCCCTTGGCGTAATTATCATCAAGCGGATCGTCCTGAACTAATTGATTGGGATATATTTCCCTGTTTATATATACGTAGCTCATATCTTATATCATTAATCTTGTTCTTTAACGGCGATACTATACTTACCTGAAGCGTAACACCAGATATTTATCTCGAAAGGCTTGTTAGCCGTAGTGGTTATAGAAGTACCACTCATGCTTACATAAGCCCCGGAGTTGGGTATAGCCTGCGTGAAGGCCGCCGACGGGACGCACCTGATCATCAGCTCCTCCCCTATCTGCATCCCTGACTGCACGGATAGGGTGGTAGCGGCTGATAACGTAGCCGTGATACTTCTCTTGCTAATAGGCAGGTTAGCTAATGTCGTGACCGTATTAACTCCTATAAGCCTGTTCATGGTCTTCTTGTCGGCCGCCGCCATCAAACCGTTAGTAGACTCGTTGGCTACGGCGTATGTCGTGTTAGGAGGTGTAGCCCAAGTGCCATCTCCACGCATGAAACTGGATGTACTGCCATTAAGCTGTCTCAACAAGCCGTTAGCTGTAGTAGAGGCCAATCCGTATGTGGTATTTGTCGGAATCACCCACGTACCATCGCCACGAAGGAAGGAGGCTTGCTTGCCGGCGGCCGGAGCGGGTACCAATCCCGCCGATCCTGCGGCTGAGGACGTTGCTCCTCCCATGTTACTATATGTGGTGTTAGGAGGAGTTTGCCATGTCCCGTCACCACGAAGATACTTGGCTTGCGCTCCGGCGGCAGGTGCGGGGACCAAGCCGGCCTTTCCCGACG